TATTATTCATTAAATAAATAATAATAATTTAAATTCCATAATCATGAAAACATAATGTATTGTCACTAAAACTAGCTCGTTGTTTACCAATTCTAGTTTTAAAACAATACCATAAATCTTTTTTCTGGTAATCCTTCCAAACTATATCATTTGCATATAACCAATGTTGTCTTGTTGATATTAATAAAGGCAAACACCATTCATATAACTCTATTAATTTATCATAATAGTTACAATTAACTATATATCCGGATGCTGTTTGAGCAAATAATACTTTATTGATATTTCCTTCTTCAATAGGCAAATATTCGTGTAAATTATATGATAACATACATACATTAAAATCAATATTACCCTCAAAAAATGTTTTCAAATTATCTTCAAATACTTCTTTCGTTACAAGAAATTCAAAATCATCTTCAAAAATTAAAATATTTTTATAATTTCTCTCTTTTGCTAATTTTAAAACTGACAAATGTGATAAACCACAACCATAAATTCCACAATCAGGAGTTGGAATTGCTTCAAATCTTTCATAATTTAAATTAAAATTATTTAATTCATTTTCAATTTGTTCTCGTCTATCAGTTCTTTTACTTAGATTAATATAAATAATTTTATCAATATAATTTGACATTTATATTATAATATTAGTATAATATTTATATTATAATATTAGTATAATATTTTATAAATATGCATTTATCATAAATTTAATAAATTATATAATTATCCAATCCATAATTAATTTCATTTAAACATCTTATAACTTTATTATGGTCTTCTTCAAAACAACTTCCAATAGTGCTTTCATTTCCTTCTTGAATTATTAACCATGGAAAATAACAATATGAATGATTGTATAATTGAAGTCTTGATGTCATCCAATCAGAAGAATAATAATAATTATTAAATAAATTTAAAATATTTTTTACTCCTCTAAAAGAAATAATATAACCTCCAGCTAAATATTGTTCTCTGCATAAATTCCATTCATGTATTGGATGACACGGCTCAGATGAATTTAATAATATCAAATCCCAATGAGGATCATTAATGTCTTTAAAAAAATTATCTAATTTGGATTTCCAATCTTTATCGAAACAAGCATCATCTTCTAATATTAGTGCATATGGTAACTTGTTATTATATATATATTTCCACAAATTTACGTGTGACTGAGCACAACCTATTTGTCCATTATTTAAGTTATTGTTAAAACTGTCAATAATATCATCTGTGCCACCAATAGCAGCAGGAACTCTATTAACATCAAGACCAATAATTTCAAATTTTTTCTCCATTTTTAACCAACGTTCATTATTACTTAATAGAGATATACAAAAGCAGTTTGATTTATTAAAAATAAAATTACTCATGGTTTTACTTTTATTTACGCTTTAATCTTTAAATAATAATATTATATAAAATATAATGATATAAATATAATATTATATAATATTATATATATGACGTATATTTACACAATGAATTTAATTGTATCCTTATTAAAATTGTCATTAGTTGTCGGGTTAGTTTCAGGAACTAATTTTGACCCAACTAATTCTTTTGAAAAATTTATATCCTATTATGGAGTAAAAATTGAACCAATACATTATCAATTTAGAAAAGAGTTATATAGACAAGAGCAAAGAAGAATTCTAGCACATAATAATGCTAATAAAGGTTGGAATGAAACAATGAACCCGATGACAATTTTAACTGCGGATGAAAGAAAACAATTTTATGGATATTCAAAAGGCGTTAAACAATATCATACTCCTATGAAACAAATGAAAAACATTAAAACAGATTCAATTAATTTAAATTTATTGCCTAAAAATGTTGATTGGAGAACTAGAGGTGTTGTAACTGCTGTAAAATCACAAGGTAGCTGTGGTAGTTGTTGGGCTTTTGCTTCTACTGCGGTAATTGAATCACATGTCGCTATAAATACGAATAAATTATATGATTTATCACCACAACAAATTGCTACTTGTACTCCTAATCCACTAGAATGTGGAGGTAAAGGAAATTGTCAAGGAGCAACAGCAGAACTAGCATTTGATTATGTTGCAAATTCCGCAGGATTATATGATGAATTCCAAGTTCCATATACTGAGTATTATGGTATTGAAACAATTTGTGCTTTACCTTTGGATACACCTAGAGCTACAATTTCAGGATATGTTAAATTGGAAGAAAATAATTACGAACAATTGATGTATGCTGTAGCTACTGTTGGTCCAATTGCTGTTTCAGTGGATGCAAGCTCTTGGCATTCTTATTCTTCAGGAATTTTTAACGGATGTAATCAAACCAATCCTGATATTAATCATGCCGTAGTTCTTGTTGGATATGGCACAGATTATTCGTCGGGTCATGATTATTGGTTAATAAGAAATTCTTGGTCTGCCTCTTGGGGTGAATCCGGTTATATAAGATTATTGCGCCAAAAAACTGCTAATACTCACGATGATGAAACATGTGGAATGGATATAACTCCTCAAGATGGAACTGCTTGTGCTGGGGATAATCAGCCAGTTAAAGTATGTGGAACTTGTGGAATTTTATATGATTCATCCTATCCTACTGGTGCGAATACACTATAATTTTACTAAATAACACTATAATTATTAATTATTATAGTGTTATATGTTTAATATTTTACCAATTAGAAGTTTTTTTAACATTAATTCTTGGTCCTGCTCCTCGTTTTTTATTCTTAGCAGGGTCATATTGCTCTTCTTGATCTTCATCAGGTAATCCTTTAGATAATTCCCAGAATTCTTTTGAGCCAAGACGGAAATCGTTATGATTATCTGCCTTGTAATAAAATACTTGGTCGTTTAACTTATTAGATTTAGAATTATTATTAATTACTAGGCATTCATAATTTTCAGTACATTGATCCATTACCTGACAAAATGCCTCGAATGTTGGAAACATACCAGCATAATTCTCATATATTCGCTTTCTATTCGCAATATAATTCTCTCGAAGAATGAAAACATAATCTATATTGGTTCTTAGTGTTGGAGGAATACCTAATGGATATTGCATTGTGATAACTAACATTACTTTCCAGTGTCTCAATAATACCGTTTTCATTTAGACATTTCCTTCTAAAATCACAAAACCTATACTTTTTAAATGGGTATAGCATTCTCTCGAATGGGGTTAGACTATATCTTAAGATATCATCGAAACGGGCTAAGTTTCTCAATCCCACGGGCATTTAGTCGTTGAACAATCATCATATCCTTACCATAACGGAGTTAGATGACTTGCTGCGGGTTGTCTCTATTTTATACCTTTTTACTATACCTTATGTGATTAGCATAAGCCACTATTATATTTCTATAATAGTTTAGTAGTATAAACCTTCATAGAACACTAAGTTCTAAATCAAGATTTTTCCGCAATTTGGACGTGTCGCATATTGATTTAACAATATACTAGCCATTCTTTTGAAATGACTTTGGCAAACATTTTACCATTCATGAAAAGTAATCGCATTAGTTTATCGCGAGACCATGTATTGTCATATAAACAATCATCTAATATAACAAATGCTCTTGGATCAATTGTCGAGCGTTTATATGTTTCCATCTCCTTTTTAACTTGTTTTAAGACAGTTCTCTGACGCTTTAAGATATTCTCAATAATTGCCGAGTTATATTCATTGTGAATGAACAACCGCGGTACCATTTTGCCGTAAAAACCGTTTCCTTCTTCGGTTCCTGATATGACTGTTCCAATCGGAATATCTTGCTGATACCATAATAAATCTCTGACTAAAAACGATTTACCAGTATCACGCTTACCAATTAAAACTACGACTGGACCTTTATTTTCATTTGGTTTGAATTGGATACTTTTCATATCAAATTTTCTTAGTTCCAGAGTCATTATAATATTATTTTATTAAATAATATTATTTATTTTTAAACGCTAAATATTATACACTAAATAACATATTTTAACTTACTAATTCATTTTATTTATTAAATCATCACAAACTTAAATTGTTGGTCGTAAAAATCCTTACTATTTAAATATGTGTTATTAAAATTATTATTTGTCTTACATAAATAAAATATTTTATCAACAATCTCTTTAGATTTATCCCTCTTATAATAAAATGAGCTAATATAATAACAAAAATATATTCTAAATAAAATATCACCAGGACAATTAATGTTATTCATATCAATATAATTCAATATTGTTTCACAATATTGAAAACACGTTGGATTATCACATTTGTCTAATGCCTTTTTTATAGTTTCATATACATATTTAAATTCATTATCTATAGAAATGTAATTATTATTTAAATAAAATTGCGTATTTAATTTTGATACAACATATTTTTCCATTAATAAATTCATATAATCATTGTTTAAATGACATTTATTTAATTGTAATGAATTTAATATAAATTCACAACATTCTATACATTTATTAAAATTATTATATCTAAAACTATTATTTATAAAACATCTTACAGGGGTCTGAGGGCATTCATAAATATATTTATAATTTGTAATCATTTGTTGATAATCACCATAATAATGTTCAAATAAATCAAGATTTTCAAAATAAACTGGACTATATAATTGTTCGTCGGCATGACCATAACCTAATGACAAATAATATAAAAATTTATCTATTATTAAACCGCAAACTTTATACATATAATCTTTATTTCCTGTGAAAAACCCACTGCACATACTACATCTACCCCATTTATAATAGTCCTTAGTATCTTTTATAAGTTCATATGGTATATAATCAATGTAACATGTTGAAAACTTGTCTCGTTTAACAGCTAATACTTCATCAAGATATTTTAAATTATTGTATCCCATTCTCTCTATACAAAAATTAATCCAACAAAAATGGGTACTACTAAATGGATTGGTTTCAATTGTTTCTCGTAACATTATATACCTTGACATACAAAACAAATAATAACTAGCTGTATTTCTGTTATCAAAATAATAAGGATTTTTTTTTCTATTTTCATTGATAATATCTCTATAATTATTAAATGATTTTTCATTTATCATAATATCATCGAACTCAATAATTTTATACACAGTTTTTTCTCTCAAATATTCTGGTCTTATCTGGAGGATCTGTTCGTAACTTTCACTGTCACAATAAATTAATAAATTATATGGTAAATTTAATGTCGATAACGCATGTGAAAAATAGTATGATTTATCTCGTTTACATATTTCTTCTGACGCATCAGAACATTTAGTTAAATTAAAATATGCTGTTACTAGTGTCCAATCAGAGTTGTCATTTTTATGAAACTTATACTTTGGATTAAATGTAAGTATACCTGTTCCAGACCAATGTCCTAAATGCGATATATCATATCTATATTCATATGGAATTTTGTACCAGAAATTGTCACGCATTTGTTTAAAATACCAAATATCATCACAAATAACAAAACCATCATAATTATTTTCTTTTAAAAATAAATAGAAATCATATTCCATAAATCCATTATGAGGATCAACATCTAGAAATATAAATACGCTAGATAATATAATATCTTTCCATTTCTCTCTAGTTTCACGATCAGACATTATATCAGCTATAATAAATTTAATATTGTCAACTTGTTTTTTATCTTGAGATACCTTATCAATAATATCAAATGTGTATATAGTATTATTTTTATTATACGACAAAGCGATAGCAGATTCGCCAACATGTGTTCCTATTTCAATTATATGTTTATTATCAAATAATGAAGATAAATATGCTAATAACCTATAATGTTGATCTCCTGGAGTTTTGTAAAAATCATCACATAAACTAATTTGACTAAAATGTGTTTTTAACTCGATTTTGTTAACTAATTCCATATCCAATATTTTGTTAAAATCCATTTATCTTTATTTTATTTTGATAGCTTTATATTTGTAATTGTTTTTAATATATATAATATTTATTGTGTTAAAATATATTCAAAATATGATATAACCTTTAACGAAAAATATTCTAACGTCTTCTTTAGAATATTTTAGAAATAATAAAATATTTAACTAAATAATTAGTTAAAAACACGCTTAATTTATATTTTAATTCACTAAAGATGTCAATGATTAATTATCAGAAAAGGAAAAATGCTGAACTATTTAAAAGTTTGGAAGAACCTACATCACTTTTTCTCTCCAAAACACAGAATTATATACCTATTTATTCCCGATTTTTCAATTTGAATGATACAAATTACAACAGTATTAACCTCAATAATAAATGGTTTATTTCAAGTATTAATCCCGAAGGGAAAATAGAAAATAATGATAATCTTTTTATGTGCAAAATTAAAAATGTTGAAAATAATAAAGTTAAAGAGAGAGAAGTATTTTTTAAGTTGGCGCCTTTATTGGACCCATATAAATATATGATTGGTAAATATGATATAACAAACCCAAAACTATTTAATTTACCAAAATTAAATTCAAGTATAGAGGATTGTAATCCTAAATTTATGGATGTAAATAATGCTGCTTATGTCGATGGTTTATTTTTATTTTTATCTAGTCAATTGAGACACACTTTTAAATTTATTCATGGTGTAGACTATTATGACTCTTTCTTGGCAATTAAAAACGATTTTAAAATAAATGTTTTTGATGATATTGATTACCTTAATAATTCTGATTTTTTTAATAAAAACAAGAATGTTCTATTTAAAATAGATGAATATGACCATTTATTTCAACAAGAACAAACAAAATTAAAACCATTAACAATAGGAAATAATATAAGTTTGAAATCGGTTGCTTCGGTTGATAATGGAATTTTTGAAAATATATTTGAAGAAGGAAATACAATAGATTTAAATGACCTCAAAGATATGTCGATTGATTTGATTGATATGACAAATGCAAATATGCAAATTGAACATCAAGTAACATTAAAATCTAATTCGACGTGTTCATCTAGGTCATCACATACAAATGATGATGATTTAGATAATTGTGAAAATTGTGACGAAAATACTGAAGTATTTGATTCCTGTTCTGAAAAATATGAAGGTAAGAATAGCGATGGTAGTGGTGAAAAAAGTGATAATATTGAAGGTAAATCAGAAGAAGAGGAAGATGATGATTGGAATGATGAAGAGGAGCGAATTAATGTTATACTCCCTAAATTTCCAGTTCAAGTTATTGGGATGGAATATTGTGAAAATACTTTTGATGATTTAATATTAAATAATGAATTAACAGAAGATGAATGGTTGTCCGCATTTATGCAGATAATTATGATTCTTATTACTTATCAAAAAGCGTTTAATTTTACACATAATGATTTGCATACAAATAATGTAATGTATAATGAGACTGAAAAGAAATATTTATATTATTGCTATAAGAAAAAATATTATAAGGTTCCAACATTTGGAAGAATATTTAAAATAATAGATTTCGGTCGAAGTATTTTTAAATTTGACGGAAAAGTATTTTGTAGCGATAGTTTTCAAACTGGTGGAGATGCTGCTACTCAATATAATACGGAACCTTATTTTAATGAAAAGAAACCTAGATTAGAAGCAAATTATAGTTTTGATTTATGTAGATTAGCATGCTCTATTTTTGATTATGTTATTGATGATTTTGAAGAAATGAAAGATTTAAGTAAAATTAAGGACCCAATTAAACATTTAATTTTTGAATGGTGTTTAGATGACAATAGTATTAATATGCTTTATAAAAATAATGGAGTAGAGAGATATCCAGATTTTAAATTGTATAAAATGATAGCAAGATGTGTTCATAATCACACGCCTCAAGCTCAATTAGAACGTGAAGAATTCGATAAATTTTCGAAATTTAATGGAGTGATTAAGAATATGGACGAAGTTATTAATATAGATAAAATTCCTTCGTATATATAAATATATAAAAATATAAAATTATTGTTAGTTCATTTTGTTATAATACCATAATAGATTTTATATATATATATTATGGAAAGTTTTGGATTTATAATAATAAGACATGTTAATTCTGAAAAAACTAATAAATACTGGAATCATAATGTAAAATTATTAAGAACGTTATATCCTTTGATAAAAATTGTGATTATTGATGATAACAGTAATTATGATTTTGTTAAAGCTGATTTTGAGTATAAAAATATAGAGATAATACAATCTGAATTCCAGGGAAGAGGTGAACTGTTACCATATTATTATTATTTAAAGCATAAATTTTTTTCAAATGCAATAATAATTCATGACAGTGTGTTTTTACATAAAAGAATAAATTTCGAAAAATTAAATGGAACAAATGTTATACCATTATGGTTTTTTTATTCAGATACAGAAAATGTTGAAAATACGCAGCGAATAGTAAGCTATTTGAAAAACAGTTACATTATTAATAATAAGGTTACAAAACAATTTACTTTATTAGGTATGAAAAGTAATGAATGGTTCGGTTGTTTTGGTGTTCAATCATATATAAATTTACGATTTCTAGAAGGAATTCAAGAAAAATATAATATAATGAATTTAATACATGCTGTAAAGTGTAGAGCTGATAGGTGTTGTTTAGAGAGAATATTTGGTGTTATATTTTTCACAGACTCACCTAAATTATTTCAAAAAAAATCATTATTTGGAAACATCATGACATATCAACAATGGGGATATTCATTTGACCAATATATGACTGACTTAAAAAAAGGCACTATCCCGAAGCATGTGGTAAAAGTATGGACAGGTCGTTAGTTCAACCTTTTGAAACGCTGGTTGTAAAATTATCAAATTATATAATTTATGTATTATATAATTTGGCTTCACCTTTTCCAAAAGGTACTTGCGTTGCAAAAGGTGTATTTAAAACGCAGGATTATCAGTAAAAACTGGTGTTACTGTTTTACTTGAACCAGCTGTCATAATTGGATTGATTTGGTCAATTACAAAATGTGCTATTACTACACTAAAATAAACCAAAAGTGTATCTCTCATTAAAAGTTTTAATGGTTTGCTTTCCTTTTCAATATACCGCATTTCTAGAAATTTAATTACTAAAAATGTAATTGCTATTATTGCTGCAATTATAAATATGCTAGTTGCCATGTATTATTTTATTCAAGAACAATCTTATTTTTAATTTAACGCAATTTATTCTAAAACTTCAATTTCGTCTATTAATAAGTCAGGTAATAAATCCAATTTAGGTTCTTCAATGTTATTAATATCTAAACTATCTAAAGTAAAATCTTGGTCGGAAATATTTAATTTAAGATTGTCATTATCATCTTCTGCTTCTCTTTTTCTTTGTTCATTTCTCATAATACTTATTTCTTCCAGTCTGTCAATATTTTTTGGTGCATTAATTTGAGTTAAACCATCATCTGTTTTAATATAGTCTATGTCATTGAAACTTACACCATTACTCTTTTGATTTGTTTCTGATATAGGTTGTTGTGATACAGGTTCTATAATGGGTTCATGAGTAATCTCTTCTTTAACCTCTTCAATAACATCTTCTTCAACAGATTCATCCATATAAGCCTTTAAAATAGCTTCAACCGGAATACTTTCTCTCAATGTATTCAATATACATTCTTGAACAATAATCTCTAATTCTCTATAATTCTTTTGAATTTGCAATGGCTCGATGCCAACTTGAAATAGATAAACATTTTTATATACCTTTCTAGCTACATTAATATAAACTTTATGTATAAAGTCGTCTAATTTTGGTATATTAATGTCAATTTTTTTTTGCTTTTGCCCAACTCTCATAGCAGTGAGAACTTTAAGTTGAATAATATGAACACATGTAACCAAATCTTCTAAATAATTGCAACCAGATTTTTCACAAATTCTTTTTCTCTCGTTTTCGACTATTTGTTGATTCCATTTTGGAATTCTTGAAATTAAGTTTTGAAATGTCATTAAATATTTTTCCATTTCATTATTGTCCTTGCATAATTTTATCGATTCTTCAAGAATTGATTTATACCCGTCAATGATTAAAGGTGTCAATAGTGTAACCAATCTAGCCCCCCATTCATTTTTCGATTCGTGAAGCGCGCTAACATTAAAGTCGTCCATTTACATAAAACTTATATTTTCTAAAGACAATTCTGAACTTAAAAAAATAAAATTCAGTATAAATAAAATCAATAACTTTTCGTTCCTAAATTCTCTCCTTACACGATTAAAACAAACCAATAATTCATATCGTTTTTCGGTTGTAATTATATTTTCAAGAAATTTTTGATTCTCTAATAAAGTTATAATGTCTAAAGCACTATATCCTTTCTCGTAAAATTTTGTACATAATATCATTAATTCATCTATTGTTATTTTCTTATTAATTTTAATTAATTCTTTTGATAAAGCATTGTATTTTTGAATATTTATGTCCTTCATTTTAAATACTTCATTCAAATTATATTTATATAAGTTTACAGTTTCACCATTTACAACTGGTTCTGGTACATAAATTTCGCAAAATCGGGATATAATTGGTTTCATTAAACTGTATTTATCTTCGGCAACAATAAAAAAACGTGTATTATGGCTAAATAATTCTATACATCTGCGTAGTGCTGATTGGGCATCCATCGTTAATTTGTCTGCATTTAATAATACAATACTTTTAAAGTTGTTTCCTCCATTACAATTTATGTGTGTTTTTGCAAAAAATTTCAATTCTTCTCTGATAAATTTAATCCCTTTACCATGTGAACAATTAACATACATAACAAACAATTTAATTTTCTCTCTATCATTGTTATAAATTTTATGTATGAATTCATTAACAATTGAACGCTTTCCACTACCAGTTGGTCCGTGAAATATGATATTTGGTATTTTATGAATTTCATGAAAGTAATTTAATTTTTCTTTTATATTTTGATGGATATTTAATGACATATAGTTACTACTATATTTTATAACGTGTTTTTATATTTAAATATAACGTATTTATTAATTTACTTTATTTGAAGAAATTTATGATATTATTTATTGTTTCATATTTTACATATTTGTCTATAAGTAATAAATAATTATGGACAAACATTTTATGAATTAAATTATACAGTGAATTAAATTATACAGTGAATTAAATTATACAGCAGAAGTTAACGAATGTGTATAAGGATTTGATTTAAAAGCACTTAAAATATTCCCATCTATTCGCTCACAACCAATACATTCATTATTATATTGTGGCACATGGATAGCCCCGTAGGTTTGTACACTTGGTGGGAGGGATGATAATTTTGAATAAGCAGGATTAACTCTTCCAGAAAATCTATCACAATCATCTTTGCAGTGAATATTCATCTGCTGATTAAATATCTGAGTTCCACCCTGATTTGGTCTATTATAAATTGTTTGCGATTTAATGTCATTATTATGTTGTCTATATGCGGCATCATAATTCATGTCACCATAACCAGTTGCATATCCTCCAGCTGCGGTATAATATTCACAACTTGTAGTATCTCTTTGTGTTAAATCTGGAGATGTATAATTGTTTACATAAATACCATCTTTTTGATTATTAATGTTAAATGTAGGTGAGTAAAGGGTTGTTTCCTTAACAGTTGTTGGAGTAGTATCTTGAGGATTATAAACAGGACCTTTTGAAACTGATCCAGCGTCACCATAAACTCTTACATTGTTCATAGTCTCGTCCTTTCTTGTTGGTCTTAAAATATCCATCAATGGAGCAACAACAGCACCAATTGCAGCACTAAATCCACTTCTGATTGTGTCAGGTTGTTTAACAGTTGAACGATGATTTTCATAATTGGTATGACTGCGTAAACACGATTCTTTATCTGTATGATCTCCTCTACCAGCTGCTCTAGAATGATTCACTCCACCCGCCAATACCTCATGACGTTTTGATGGTTCATAATTTTGCGGAGCTGTTGCAGCTTTTACATCTATAGCGCCTGCAGGACCCATATAGTCGATAGGAATATCATTTCGTCTAATGATACCGGTTTCTTGAATTGGTCTTAAAGTTTCCCCTTTAGATGCACCAGTAGTTGTTAACCAACGGTCTTGACTATTAATGAAAAACGTATCTGGTCTTTGTTTTTCAACACGTCCTAACATCTGTGTAGTTGCTGCGGTTTTAATAAATGAATCAGCTGGACCTTCATGCCCTAATAACTGATATTCCAATTTTGGATTTGTGTCAACTCTTAATTCATCTACTGTTTTTGGCAACCATTTATCTCTTGCTTCCATACCAGCATTATAACCATTAGAACCATTAATACTATATCCTTTGTCTAAACCAGGACCCACCATTACGCTGTCAAACGGTTTGACATTATTATTTTTCATTCCAGGATTAACACGCGATTGATAAAAATCACTTTGATTTGGCATACCATACGCCCATTGCATATTCTCTTCAGGTTTAAACAAGGGAGCTTGTTCAATTTTCTTTATGGTTTGAGAACCATAACCATTCATATTATCTAAAACAGTTTCAGCAATATTAATATCATATGCTCTACCTTTAACTTTACCACCATTAAAAGGAATCATATTGTTATGTTTAAACTGTTGGGAATTTAGATAATTACCACTTAAAGAAAATATATCTTGTGGATTTTGGCCAACTGCAACACCTTGTCTTTCTTTTTGTTGATATAAATTTTGATTAAAATATTTATCTGTCGCTGTATTTGGATTCGGATAATTTTGAACAGTATCAACTAATTGATTTATGTTTGATACAGGAAAATTTTGTGGAGGAATATTTGTATTTGGTAAATAATTACCATGAACTTCACTTTGTCTTGTGGCTAAATTTGTTCTGGTTCCCATATTTACAAAATTTTCTTGTGTGAGTTTTCTTATTTCTTTTTTAGTACAATCTTCGTTTTTTTGATTTGATATTACATACATACCACCTAATGCTATTAATGGGACTGCTATTTCCATATTTATATATATAGAGTATTATATTTTAATTCATATATAATAATCTAAATCGACTTTTGAAAGGATATCAAAAATATTTATTTTATATTTGTTAAATATTTTATATATATAATCGGTTAGCCAATATAACTTCCTCTAATTAAACTATAACTACTAGGCAACATATTTTTATTCTCATCTAAAACACAATCCCGCTTTGGAGTGAAGTAATCTTTTTCTAAAATTCTTGTGCTTAAATTATTTTGAAAAGGAATAGCGACATTCGCCTGTGGATTTAATGGAGGATACGACCAGTCGGTTTGAGCTAAATCTCTATACCACCATGCAGGATTTGTAGCTCTTGATTGTTCAGTTGTCAATGCAGAACAACTTGGATACTGGATAGCTTGATTTGGAACGTTATATTTTTGATATTCATCTTTTCCTAAACAATCTCTACTTAAATGTCTGTTGACACCTCTCAAATCACTTTCTAAATTAATAACATTTGTTCTTAAATTAGCTCCCCATTTTTGTGGAATAATTTGCGGGTCTTCCATATAACAAGGTTTATCACCGTTTCCTGGAACATTTAAAATCCATCTTCCGGGGTCAGTTGCTTGTTGCAATGATTTTTTTGTTCTACAATCATCATATTTAAATCTTGTGAAGGCCATATTATAATTATATAATATAATTAATTATTTAATAAATATTAATTTAAATACTTATTAATTTTTTATTATATGGAACTAGTTGAAAATCCACCTACTCTGTGTTTGAATATGATTGTCAAAAATGAAAGTCGAATCATTACAAGATTATTTGATTCAGTCATATCTATCATAGATTCTTATTGTATTTGTGATACGGGTTCAACAGACAATACTATTCAAATAATAGAAGATTATTTTAGAGAAAAAGGTAAACCAGGAAAAGTTGTCCAAGAACCGTTTAAAAATTTTTGCCACAATAGAAATTTTGCTTTACAATCATGTATTGGTCTATCTGATTATGTATTATTAGTTGATGCTGATATGATACTTGAAATAAATAATTTTGATAAGAGACTTTTAAATACTGCACAAAGTTTTTATATTCTTCAAGGTAACGATTCTTTTTATTATCAAAATTTAAGAATTATTAAAAATAATGGATTGTATAAATATGTCGGTGTCACACATGAATATATTGACACTCCACAAACAAATACTGTAATTAATCTAAGTAAAAAAGATTTATTTATTCGTGATATTGGTGATGGAGGTTGTAAAAGTGACAAATATGAGAGGGATGTTAAATTGTTGTTAGACGGTATAAAAGATGAGCCACATAATTCTGCACGTTATTATTTTTATTTAGCAAATAGCTATCATGATTCAGGAAAATATGAAGAAGCTATTCCAGCATATAAAAAACGTATTGAATTTGGAGGATGGCAACAGGAAGTATGGTATAGCTATTATAGAATCGGGAAATGTTATCAAAATTTAAATAAATTTGCTGATGCATTGTATTATTGGTTAGAAGGTTACGATTATTATCCTAATCGTCTAGAATCGATATATGAAATAATTAAATATTATAGACTTAATTCGAAACACAAATTGTGTATGAATTTTTATAATATGGCCAAAGAAATACTTGATAAAAACGAAAATAGAGATGGTTATTTGTTTTTACATAATGATATATATACACATCAAATAGATTATGAATATACTATATTTTCAGCCTATTGTGGTGTTAAAAATATTGATAAACAAGTTATAACAATGTTTAACAAATCAAACAATGAAGCAGAAATAACTAATCTCTTATCTAATATGAAATTTTATAAGCATATTTTACAAAAACAATCATTATATAATGCAGATAATTCAATTGATTTAAATATTAATGAGGAGAATACGAAATTTTTATCTTCTTCAAGTTGTCTAATTAAAGTTCCGGATATAGATGGTTATTTATGTAATATAAGATATGTCAATTATTTTATTGAACCAAATGGTTGTTATAAAAATTGTGATAAGCATATTATATCTGTTAACAGATATGTCGAATTTGATAAAAATTTAAATATTATTAACGATAAATGGATGGAATTACCATATGATGGTAGATTATATATTGGTGTTGAGGATATAAAAATTTATCATGATAAAGAACGATTATTATTTATTGGAACAGGTTATCATTCAAATAATAAAATCGGGATTGTTTCAGGGTTATATGATGTAGAAAATAAAAAATTGGATGGAAATGAATTAAAACAAAATTTTAAAGATACTCAATGTGAAAAAAATTGGGTATTTGTCGAATATAATAACGAATTACACGTCATTTATGAGTGGAATCCTTTAAAAATATGTAAATTAGAGAATAATGAATTAAATATAGTTGAAACGAAGTCTATGCCAAAATTATTCTCTCGAGTAAGAGGTTCTACTTGTGGATATATTTATAACAAAAAAATCGGACAGAATAATAATGGTAATATTTCGATTGATATTTTCGATACTGAAATATGGTTTATTAATCATATTGTTTCATATGAAACACCAAGACATTATTATCACATAATTACAGTATTTGATTCTAATATGAATTTGCTACGTTATTCCGCACCATTTAAATTTGAAGGAGAACCAATTGAATATTGTTTGAGTATTGTAGTTGAAGATGAAAGAGTCTTAATTAATTATAGTACTTGGGATAGAACAACACGAATAAGTATTTATGATAAAAAATATATTGATTCACTGTTACTATTTAATCCAGTTTAATAATATTTTAATTTAATAATATAAATATTTGTTTATATTATTTATAAATGTCTACAACTTTTGTTACTGCTTATTTAAAGGTGTATGATGAAGAATATGATAGTACAAGAACATTTGAAAATCGTTTAAAACATTTTATATCTATTCTAGAGTTAGGCATTAATATTTGTATTTTTGTTGACACTGAATTAATTTACAAATTTAACGAATTAGAAGAAAAATATAAAAATTTAAAGATTATAGGTTCAATGAAGATTGAGGACCTTGAATTATATAAATTGGGAAATAGTCATCCTGAATTATGTAATCTACCTATCAATCGTAATAATTTAAAAGATACAGAAAAATACATGTTTTTAATGTTGGCAAAATTAGAATTTCTTAAGAAAACAATATATATAAATCCATTTGGAAGTATAAATTTTGCTTGGTTTGATTTTAGTATAGCATACATTTTTAAAGATATGGATAACACATTATTAAAAATTAAAAAAATTTCAAACACAACATTCAATGAACGCTTTATTTATATGCCTGGTTGCTGGAATTTCAAGGTTGACGCTATGGATTATATTAAAAATAATATTGTCTGGCGTTTTTGTGGTGGATTTCTAATTGGTGATAAAGAATCACTCAAAACGTTCTATACTGCAAGTCACAATTGTTTTTTAACTTTTTTAAATCAAACAAAAACAATTGTTTGGGAAGTAAATTACTGGGCATGGTTAGAAAGTAAAGGGTTAATAAATCCTACATGGTATTATGCTGAACATAATGATTCAATCGTCGATATACCAAATATCTAAATATCTATATATAAATAGGGTCCTTCACCTTTGACTTCAACATCCGTCTTTAGAGGTTCCGTAATAATTTCAGAACGTTTTCCGGTTACTTGCCAATAAAATTTACAATTTTCACCATAAACAGTAAATTTATTATTTATTACTTCGCTTGAATTTAATACGTTTATTTTGCCATTATATATAGGCGTAATTTGAACAGTAAAATCTTTGGCTAAAGCTCCTACATAATATGGTAGTTCAATAATAGTCGAATTATTATCTAAAATTTCTCCGGTTCCTCTGTAATAAACACCTGCTTCAGGACCTTCTAAACAAGCATGAACTAAATATTTATCTTGTTGAATAGGGTGTTCAATTATGAAAGATTTTGCCGAAGCATAATAAAATATATTTGAACTTAAATCATACCATACACCATTGGTTGTTGATTCATTACCAGAAGCACCTCCAAATTTAATTCCTGGTCCAGCAGGTCCAGTGTCACCTTTACAGCTCCTACCAGTTGGTCCAGTTGGTCCAGTATCACCTACTTTTCCAGCTGGTCCTATTTGACCGATAGCAGATGGACCAGTTGGTCCTGGAGGCCCTTGTGGTCCTTGACTTCTTAAATCACAACATTTCTGTGCACCTAAATATTGAGGATAATTTCCATAGTATCTTGACATTTATATATAATTATAATAAATTATTTATAAATTAACTATTTTCAATAATCGTTCTTTGTCTACATTATCATATTCAAATAAATACTTATTACACCATTCAGTATTTATATTTGTGGGTGAAACGTATAAAGTCTGTTTACAATTATTACCAATATATCCATGACATATAAGTTCTTTTTCTGGTATAACATAAAATTTACCGTTTTTACAATTTAGCCAATATAAATCATTATCTCCTTCTTCATAATTTTGATGTTTACATTTTCCATCAATTCTACATTTATATTTAGTTAAATTAAATGAAAACGAATTAGGATTATTATGTACAATTGATCCCACTTTTTCTTGAACTTTTTTCTCTCCAATTTTAAAATCATAAACTAATCCTTCAATATCATTGTTTTTAAATTCAATAAAATCTATCTTTGTTTCTCTTAATTTTCTATATTCAAGTTCCTGTTGCTGAGACTTATTTGTTGGTATATTCAATGTATCAAAATCAAATTTATTTGATACATCATAATAAATTCTTAGTTTCTCAATTAAATTTTCAACGGTAACTTCATATTTATTATATTTTGATTTTTGCGCAATACCAATTGTTTTTAAATCGTCAAGTTCGTCATATGGTATCAACCACATTTTTTTATCTTCTTCACAAATACATAATAAAATACAATTATCATATTTTCCATTATTTAATCTAAAATAATATTGGTTTCGTTCAGTTTTTTTATTAGTTGTTTTTACCTGAATTCCCAGCCATAAATCTTGTTCTTGATTTTTGGGTTTAAAAACTATATCGGCCTTGCAACCATCAAATAATTTTTCTGCTGTATAATATTCTATAATTAAATTTTTGAAATAATTAATACATCTTAACTCCTGATTTAATGATGATAAATTATTCCCATTTGAATATAATTTTTTCAATTGATTGCTTGCGTTTTTATTAACACATTTAGGGCAATTTATTCCTTGATTTATAGATTTAAAATTTTTCCAAGAAACATTATTTTCGTGACCACAAGAAGCAATATAAGTTATTTTCTGTTTATTGTTAATATAGTAATTTTCAAATTCTTCTTTTGTGTAACATAATTTACAGTTTTTACTTTCAAAATAAAATGATATTGTTTCATATGTAGGTATTTCTAAAGCACAGTTTCTGCATTTTATTCCATGACCAATCAAAATTTCTTTCACAGGAATATGATTTATATGACCACAAGTGGCAATATATTCTAATTTTTCTAATTGATTAGTATAGCTTTGGCTGATTAAGATACAACTCCTTTGAGAAAATATATCTTGAACTTGTTGGTATGTATATCTTACAGGCATAGATTTGTTTATATGATTATTATACATTATATCTTTATATTGTTTTATATAAATATATAATTTACATTGTAGGGTATATCCAACTATGCCGAGGGGAGGGGTGCTAAGCACATGCGTATGACACCGAGACTGGCAACATTATACTTCACAACTAACGGCAAATCATTTTCCAAGTAAACTTCAATTTGTTGGCATAAATTTGTGCATTTTATGAAATATCCTAGATTTTTAAGCGAAAATTCGCCTTGAATAATTTTAGACGAATCTTGCTTTGAAATGAAACCCATACTACCATCTGATTCTGCACGATGAATTTCTGCGGATGCAAATTGTCCAGAACACTTAAATATCAATTCATTGCCGACTGATTTTATCTCAAGTTTCTCTGAAATACATGACAAATCTCGAATAATTTTTTGGAAATCGGCAGAAGGCAAATTAATAATAGAAGAAAAAGCAACATCTGGATATTGTAACTCCTCTGGGTCAGGCTCAATCAAACGTAACTTCTGTGTTTTACATTGCTTAATCTCTCCATTTTCATACTTTAGAGATAAATAAGATACTATACCATCTACATAATCGGAATTTTCAATATAAATAGTTAAAGTTTCGTCGTTCTCAATAGTATTAATTAATTTAAAAAGATGAAACATATTGACTCCAATAATGATTTTGTCTTTTTTACATTCGTAAAACTCGAAATTTTGAGCAGATAAAAATAAGTGTACTAAAATAGTATGTGATTTATCCATATTGATAATTCTCATACCGTCCGGTTCAAAAGTAATATTTGTTTCCAACAAAATATCTTTAAGTGCAGTCATTAGTGTTCTAAATGGTGCAATCTGAACTGTTTTTATAGTAAGAACATTTCCTTCAGTTGATGACATAACTTGGTTCTTATTTGAAAATGTGGACATTATAGTTATTTTTAACTTAAAATCTTTAAATACTTATAATAAAAAATATTTAACGCATTTATTTTATATATATCAATATAATCTACTAATAAGGATAAAATGATACTAATAAGGATAAAATGAGATTTGAAGTGTACCAGTTAATAATGTATTCATTTCATTTATAAACTTATCTACTGATTCACGATTATATGTTCGACCTTTCTCAGTCATAAAATATAATTTATTCAATAAGTCATTTATTTTATTTTTCAATTCATCGCTGACATCTATATGATTTGTAGTATATAATGTCCAAAAACCAAATTGTGTAAAAATATAACTGTAAATTATTTGTGAATTTTTAAATTTAATCGATTTTAAAATATCTTCTAAACTTGGATAGAATTTTGCTATTTTTGGATGGCTATGCCATATAATTTTATCATAATATTCTAAATTACAATTATGCCTTAATTCATCTATATTACTTTCTTTTTCATGAAGATTAATAATGTATCTCTCATTTTGTCTGCTAATAGTTCCACATTTTTCATAATTTATATTACTGTCAATTGTTATATGTTTAATATATTGTACAATTTCACTAAATCTATTTGCTGAAAATATTTCAACATTTCCACCTTTCAAATTAATTTTGACTTTGGGAACACGCCTTGTACCATGACCATATTTTGATTTTGCTCTTTTTGCTAAAGTTAATGCTTTTGATTTTGGTTTGCAACCTTCTTCTAAAATATTATAATCAACTGCAGCTGCCTTCCCTGATGTTATTGCGCTTGCTAAACGTGCTACACCCCATGATTGTGCAGTTTGATTTGGTCTTGAACCTGATGAATAATACGCTCCTGCTCCTTTGTTAATTATTTTTGCTAAAGCCGATTTGGAACATCCAGTAGCTTTTGCTAGCTCATCTGTAGCACCAATTTTATCTACATGATATGTTTTTTCTGCTTTTATAATGTGTTCAGATTTTTTAGAGTTAAATGATGCAACCTTTTCTCTTGAATGATAAATTCCTTTTCTATAAAGGCGCCGAGATTTCATAAGCTCTTTAGATTGTTTTTTTCTATCTTTTCGTGTAAGTCTTTTAGGTAAATACCGTAAATTTATTTTCATATATTATATGGATATTTTAACTATATAGATACATTTATAAACCTATATAGTTATATTTATTTAGATCATAGAAACCAATATTATATCATTTTGATAATTTTATATGTTTTCACTTAAATATATTTAAAAACATTTTAATTACTTATTGTAATGACAGAACCTAAACGAACAGATTGTTTATCAACTGTTGAAAAACTATATGAAAGATATAAAGATAATGAATATATGTTACATAGAATATATAATCATGTTCATGTTTATTTACCAAATACGCTCGCACATGAAGCTAAAAATCATGAGAAAAGGCAAAATCTAAACAGTTATCTCTTTGAAGAACAACAGATATTTATGCAAGTTTTTTTGAGTAAAAATAACTACTATTACTTGCCAAGTAACAACTTTTATTACCAATATAATGGTAAAGATTATTTGATTGTTAAAGAAGACGAAATTCTTCACAAACTTCTATCCACCATATCTAAAGAAAGAACTCTTCTGCAATGGAAACATAAAACCAAGGCCGCAATTATTAAGCAAATTAAGGATAGAAATTTATTCACTTCAATCCCTGAAACCGATACCATACAGAATGTATTAAATTATATTTATCCTTCTATTTTTTCATCTAAAAGTACAGCGAAATATTTTCTTACGATAATAGGTGACAATATCTTAAAAAAAAACACAGACCTTACATTTATAGTTAGCCAACAGATGAGACAATTATTAGATGAACTGGAAAATGTAGCAGCGTGTTCCATTGGTAACAATAATATTTCATTTAAATTTGTAACAAAATATCACGAAACCCATACCTTTAATAATTGCAGACTAATTAAAATGAATGAGAATTATTCTAATGAATATTGGAGAGAATCTCTTAAAAAAATAGGTTTAAATTTATTATGTGTTGCAGCTCACTATTCTACAAGATATATTAATTCCGATAATTTTCTTAATATAACAGCGGATGATGAAGTTATTAATTATGTATATACTTTAAAAAATACTACAGAAAATGGATTAGTTGAAAAGTTCATTGGTGAATATATAGAAAAAACGTCTGTTGATTTTAGAATTGAATGGAAAAATATACATTTTATTTGGAAACAATTTCTCTCTAGTAATAATTTACCGATTGTAATTTTTTCTAATTCCTTTAAAAATATCCTGAAATTATATATTCCATATAATGAAGAAACTGATTCATTTATTGGAGTAACCAGTAAATATTTGCCTATTTACAAAGATTTTATTCAATTTTGGGAGACAACAATAAATAATTCATCATCAACTGATTTTGAAAATGAACTTGAGATTGACGAAATTAGTTCATTATTTAAGCAATGGTCTAAAAATAAAAATGTTTTATCCGAAGAGAATATTATTCGCGTATTGAAGCACTTCTTTTCTACTGAAATTATTGATGATAAATATGTTTTAAACATTACATCGTCCCTTTGGGATAAATTTAATGATATCCAAAATTCAACCGAATTTATAAAGCAACAAATTAAAGAGAATCATAAGCTTTCACTTATAAGTTTTGATGATCTATATAATTTTTATAATAAATATTGTATTAATAATTCAAATAAACTTGTCGTAAGTAAGAGATATTTTGAAAAATATTTATATTATAAATTTGCTGATTTTATTGTATATGAAAAATTTATTCGAACTGAATGTATTGATTGCTAATTATAATGTGAAATAATTTATTACATTATAATTTTAATTTAAGCGGCATTCCCTGCGACAAATTGAAGACCTACGCCAGAAGTACCTACACCTTGACCATCAAATGAATGTGGAGACAATGGACCTCCGTGAGCCATTCCACCCTTCATCTTTCTACTCTTACGTCCTTTATGGAATAATTTGAATTGACCCTTCTTTGCAACATATCCTAGCTTTCTAAGATTCTTAATAGTTTTTTTTCCAGAAGCATGCTTTCTTCTTGAGACAATGCGTCCATGCTTATTCTTCATCAAATTACTTTTGGTTAATCCACCGGATGTTTTTTTGGCAGTTCCATGCCATACTTGAGCGCGACTTCCTGTAGTTTGCATTATAAATTAAATTGAGAAAATAAATTTTACGCAATTAAAATCTATTTACAGGAGGCATTCCACTTCCACCTGGCATTCCTTGTATTCTCCCTAAATAATTTATGTTTAATGGTTCTCCTAAATAGAAATTACCATATTGAATATTTCCACCTTTTTTAGATTGGATAACTTGAGCAATTCTTGTAGCATATGAGACTTTTGCTGATGGTGAATCTGAACCAGGTGTATTTTTATCGAATTTGTTAGGTATACAGTAACAATTGGGTAAAACAGATTGGTCTGGATACAGTGCATTGTATGCTGCAATATAATTTATAATACGAGATGTGTCCCTCCTTGAACCTGGTATAAAATTTCTTTGTGAATGCATAATAATAATATCTATATTGATTTTATTTTATTTTATTTTATTTTATTTTTAATAAAATTGATTTTAAAAATCAAGTTAAAAATAAAGTAAATATTATAATAAAATGAGTGCTAACGACGTGAATACCGATTTATTCTTTGATGTTCAACAGAAGACCGATAAGCAACATATATTGGATAATCCAGATACCTATATTGGTTCGGTTGAAAGTATAGATGCTGATATGTGGATTATGAGCGAAGATGGTGAGAAAATTGTTGAAAAAAATATAAATTATATTCCTGGATTGTTTAAATTATTCGATGAAGGCATTGTGAATTGTCGTGACCATGTTGTCAGAATGAAGACCAAAGTTGACGCTAATGTTGAAAATGCTTTACCCGTTTCTCATATTGATATTAGTATTGAAACAGATGGAACGATTACTATGACTAATGATGGTAATGGTATTGATGTCGCACAAAAAGATGGTGTCTGGATTCCTGAACTCGTGTTTGGTCATCTAAGAACTTCAACAAATTATAATAAAGATGAAAAGAAAATTGTTGGTGGAAAAAATGGATTTGGATTCAAGCTTGTTTTAATTTGGTCTAGTTATGGTCGCATTGAAACAGTTGATCATATTCGCGGATTTAAATATATTCAAGAATATAAAAATAACTTAGATTTAATTTGCAAACCTTCTATTACCAAGTGTAAGACAAAACCATATACCAAAATAACATTTAAACCAGATTTTGCGAGATTAGGTATTTCTGGTTTAACACCTGATACTATTGCACTTCTTAAAAAACGCGTTTATGATATCGGTGCTGTTACGGATAAAAATATCAAGGTTAAATATAATAATGAGTTAATTCCTATAAAGTGCTTTGAGCAATATATCAGTATGTATATCGGGGACAAATCTGTTTCTCCAAGAGTTTATGAAGATGATGAACCAGGAGGAAGATGGGAATATGCAGTTGCACTAACACCAACTGCTGAATTTGTTCAAGTATCATTTGTTAACGGTATTCATACTTCTAAAGGTGGTAAACATGTAGAATATATTTTGAATCAAATTGTTAGAAAATTAGTCGATTTTATCGAAAAGAAAAAGAAAACAAAAGTGAACCCTAATACTATTAAAGAACAATTGATTTTGTTTTTGAGATGTGATATTGAAAATCCTGCATTTGATAGTCAAACTAAGGATTATATGAATACACCTTCATCCAAATTTGGTTCAAAATGTGAAGTCAGTGAGAAGTTTATTGAGAAAGTGGCAAAAATGGGTGTCATGGATGCAGCACTACAATTAACTGAAGTTAAAGAAACTAAAGCAGCTAAAAAGAGTGATGGAACTAAGTCCAAATCAGTTAGAGGTATTCCTAAGCTAACCGATGCTAATTGGGCTGGAACAGAAAAGTCTAAAGACTGTATGCTAATTCTATGTGAAGGAGACTCAGCAAAGGCAGGTATTCTTTCAGGATTATCTTCTGAAGATCGTAATATTGTTGGTGTTTATCCTTTAAAAGGTAAACTCTTAAATGTCCGCGGCGAACCTGTCAAGAAGATAGCTGATAATAAAGAAATTGCTGAGATCAAGCAGATCCTTGGTCTTGTTACTGGCAGTAAATATCTTAATCTAGAAGCAGTCCATAAGAACTTAAGATATGGTAAAGTAATATTCATGACTGACCAGGATCTAGATGGAAGTCATATCAAAGGTCTCGGTATTAATCTGTTCTCTTGTGAATGGCCTACATTAGCTGAAATTCCTGGATTTATTGGATTTATGAATACTCCAATCTTAAAGGCAAAAAAAGGGTCCAATGAATTAAATTTCTATAATGATGGTGAATTTGAAGAATGGAAAGAAAAAAATGATATCAAGGGTTGGACTATCAAATATTATAAAGGATTGGGTACTAGTACTGGCAAAGAATTTAGGGAATATTTTGAAAATAGAAAAATTGTTGAATTTGAATTCAATGGTAAAAAATCTGATGATGCGATCGATATGGTATTCAATAAGAAAAGAGCTGATGATAGAAAAGATTGGTTGAAATTCTATGACAGAGATGCTTACCTTGATACTAGCAAGAAAAACGTTTCTTATGAAGAATTTATAAATCGCGAATTAATTCACTTCTCTAAATATGATTGCGATAGAAGCATTCCTAACTTGATGGATGGTCTTAAAATTTCACAGAGAAAGATTGTATTTGCTGCATTTAAACGTAATTTGAAGACAGAAATTAAGGTAGCACAATTTTCAGGTTATGTTTCAGAGCATTCTGGTTATCATCATGGTGAAGCAAGTTTGAATGCAGCCATTGTTGGAATGGCTCAAAACTTTGTCGGTTCAAATAATATTAATTTATTTGTGCCTAATGGTCAATTTGGCACAAGATTACAAGGTGGTAAAGATAGTGCATCCGAAAGATATATATTTACATTATTGAATAAAATCACCAGAACAATCTTTCAACAAACAGATGATAATGTTCTTGAATATTTGAATGATGACGGTTTATCCGTTGAACCGATTTATTATGCTCCTATTATCCCAATGATTCTTGTCAATGGTTCTAAAGGTATTGGAACTGGTTTTAGTACTGATATTATGTCTTATAATCCATTGCAAATTATTCAATATTTACAAAATAAATTAAAATATATCGAGCATAATATAGACTTTATTCCTTATTATGAAGGGTTTAAAGGCCAAATAACAAAGATTTCTGATGAAAAATTCTTGATTAAAGGAATGTATGAAAAACTTGCTGTTGATAAAATTAGAGTTACTGAATTACCAGTTGGATATTGGACAGAAGATTTTAAGGAATTACTTGAACACTGGATTAGTCCTGGTGAAGACAAAGATAAAAATAAGATTCCAGCTATTATTAAGGATTATGAAGATATGAGTAAAGATACAAATGTGGATTTTACTATTACATTCATGAAGGGAAAATTAGAAGAATTAGAGAACTCCAAAGGTGACCATGGTTGTAATGGACTTGAGAAATTATTAAAACTTTATACAACGAATACTACAACTAATATGCACTTATTTGATTCAAACGATACTTTGCAGAAATTTGAAAAAGTTACTGATATTATTGACTCATATTATGATGTGCGATTAAAATTATATCAAACTAGAAAAGATTATATGATTGAAAGTTTAGAGCGTGAATTAATGTTACTTACTAATAAGGCTAAATATATTAAAGAAAATCTTGATGGAACCATTGATTTGCGTAAGAAGAAGAAGGAACAAGTTGTAGAAATGCTGCAAACTAAAGGTTATGATATTATTGACGATGATTTAAACTATCAATATTTAACTAAGATGCCTATGGATTCAGTGACTGAAGAAAATGTAGAACGACTAAATAAAGAACACGGTGATAAAAAGGCTGAATTAGAAAATGTTAAGTCTACTACTATTAATAAAATGTGGTTAAATGAATTGGAAACTTTAAAGGAACAATATGCCGAGTATAAAGAAGAGAGAACGAGACTAATGAACGGTTGCGAATCAAAGAAAAAAGTTGTGTCAAAAACCGCTGTAAAAAAAGTTGTAAAGAAACAAAGCTTAACAGTCGAAGATGATTAGAAATATAAAATTAGTATATAAATTAGCGTTTATACCCTTGAAGATTTGAAATGCTGCCCCATTTTCAAAACTTTAAGTCTAAATATATTTTTGGTTTATAAGAGTCTTCTCTAAAAAAAACTTGTCAATGATATTTCCTTGTCTTTAATTATTGACCTAGAGAGAAAAATAATATATTTAATCATTACTTAATATTATTATTCAATATTGTTATTCAATACTTCTGTTATTTTGTTTTCATCATATTTTTCTTCACAAGATATAAATAAAAATATATTTTTAAGATTATTTCTATCAAACATGCGTTCAAAAGTTGTTAAATAACACCATTCTTTATTTGTCAAAGCAAAATTAACAAGCTCTTCAGTGTTTTTTTTTAAACAATTAAATGAATTTGGATTTTCTTTATGCCAACCACTTTTACTTTGTATTGATAAATTCTCTCTAATTTGTATTATTACTCTAGTTTGGGGGAATAATTCTTTAAATTCCTTTATATATTCTATATCACCTGAATAATATCTTATTTCTTTAAATCCCCACAAATCTGTTTTTTCTGAATTCTTAAACATATTAATAATCATTATTTTTATCATATGAACAATTTGATTAAAATCATATGAATTATACCACGATGGTTTTATATTTTTACCTACTGTATATTCAAATGTATATGGTTTTAAATTACCTGGAATATTATCTTTTGTTGTAGTTTTTATTCTTTTATAAAACTCAAGGAGTGAATTTATAGCACCATAGTTCTCTCCGCAAATATTGGAGTTTGGAATTGTATTAATTAATCGCTGCATAGTAGTTGAACCTGAACGACCTGTTGCACATATTACACCTTTGGGCATTTAAAACGCCGATTTATAATATACTTTAAAATTATGAAATTATAGAATCTATAAGAGTTTTTATATATCCATTGTCTCTTAATTCTTTTAATATACAATGTTCGCCCTTTATTATTTTTACATTTGAAAAATGTTCTAAATTTTCACAATGTGAAATATGATGGTTATCTTTATTATCCTTAACACATTTATCACCATATAACAGGTAATTAGTATTTTTATTTATCATATTTTTTAGGTTTGAATAATTGGAGTCATCATTGTGTATTATTGTTTGTGGAATAAAACTAATAACATTATTTACATTATTACATAATGAACCAAATAAAATAGCAGCATAACCACCAGCAGATACACCCATAAATAAAACTTTTTCATAATTACCATTTTTTATAATATCATTTATATATAAAACAGTTTCATCAATATTATTTGTAATATCTTTTATTCCTTTATGATACCAACATTGGTATTCATCTATAAAAAAATATAAATCACAGCTATTTAAATATACAGAAGATAAATAATTTAAAAATTCAAAAGGAATTATTCCTCCAAATTGTAATGCCATTCCGCCGAAACAAACTATTAATATCTTATTTCCATTGATTATCTTGTGTTCACTTTTACTCATAATATATTATATTAAGAAAATATAATTATAAATCGGCGTTTTAAATGTCCAAAGGTGTAAAACAATCTTATCATCCATTATTTATTATATATATATATTTAATATTTATTATATATAAATATTAATAACTATTTACACAATTGAAGATTAACTGGGTTAAATTTTAAATCTTCACTGGTTTAAAATGATAATTTAGAACCAACTCTTGAATTCAAGTTGTCTATCCGTATTGCTTACTTGAACAGGATGAGCAATTGGAACTACTAAAGTGCTTGCATCATCTATATATTTCATATAACCTTGAGCTTCACTATATACTTGTTGTATACAGTAATTTAATACTATTTTATTTAGTTCTTCAATTTGTTGTGGAATATTAAAGGGTTGATTAGCTGAATGTTGTAAAAAAACACTTCTCATTATAATTTTAATTGAATCACAATCTTGAGGTCCTACTATGTATTGTCCGTTTGAACGTTGACATACACCTGCTCTTATTCCATTTTGAATTATCTGAATATTCTCTCGAGAGAAAAATGCTTGGGATAAAGGACTATCTGTCCATAAACCTTCCGTCGCGTTTCTAAATGTTACACATTGATTAGCAGGTATTTTATCATACATTTGAAATAATGCTGAAGTATTAGGTGATTTAATATTTACACGTCCATTATTTACTTTGTTCATTTATATAAAATAAGCAAATAGAAAAAAATATATTTATTTAATTTATATGGAAAGTTTTCAAAAATTTGTTCTTTTTGCTGCCATAATTATATTAATTATTGCTCTTGTATTTATTGGTCTTGCTCTTACTTATTCAAATGACCAAAAATGGCCACCTATGACTCCTGAATGCCCTGATTATTGGGTAGTTGACGGTTCTGGAAATAATACTACATGTATTAATATGAAAGATTTAGGAAGATGTCCGCCTAAAGCCGGAGATGGACATTTAAGAATGGACTTTAATAGTCCTGCATTCATGGGTGCTAATGGAATGTGTGCTAAATATAAATGGGCTAAGAGGTGTGGAATTTCATGGGATGGAATAACTTACGGTGTGAATAACCCTTGTCAATCTGTATAAAAATAACTCAATATAGATATATAAAACATTATAGATATATTTTTATAATTATATGTATAATGAATCTTTCAGTTTTACCTGATGATATTATTGATTTAATTAAAGAATTTATACCTAGAAAAAATCTAGTCTTTGTTAATAAATCATTTTACAATTTATATCATCATACTATAAGAAGCAATATATCATCATATGAAAATTATATTCGTGATATGATTAGACGAGACAACTATTTAGTATTTGAAAAAATAATTGAAGAGAATATCGATTCATGGCTAAAAAATAAAAAATATAAATATAAAAATATGTCTTTTAATAATCATATTTATTTTATCGTTTATTATTGTATTGAAAATAATGCCGAACGTTGCAGAGAAATAACACATGATTATTTAAAAAATCGTGATTTGTGTAGAAATCTACATAAAAAGAATGTTATTAAATATATAAAATGGAACAATTAAATCTAAATAGAATACTCAATAGAGAGGAACAAGAAAAAGAGATTAAAAATATCTTAAAAGAGTTCGAAGCGAATAAAACTAATCTTTTATTTAAAAAGGGTATTTATGTATACGGAGACCCAGGGACAGGTAAAACATCTTTTGTTGTTGAAATTTTAAAGGAACTCAATTATGATATTATTAAATATGATGCTGGCGATATTAGAAATACATCTGTTATTGAAGACATTACTAAACATAATATGTCCGATAAAAATATTATGAGTCTTTTTAATAGGAAAGTTAAAAAAATTGCTATTATAATGGATGAAATTGATGGCATGAATAATGGAGACAAAGGAGGAATTAATTCATTAATTAAACTTATTCGACCAAAGAAAACTAAAAAGCAAAAATTAGAAGAAGTTACTATGAATCCTATTATTTGTATCGGTAATTATAGAGTTGATAAAAAAATCAAAGAATTAATGAAGGTATGTAACACAATCGAATTAAAAACACCAAATCAATTACAAATATTAAATATAACTGGTGTATTATTTCCAACTATCGATAGTAATTTGAACACTAAATTGATTTCATATATTCAAGGTGATTTAAGAAAATTAAATAATATGTACAATTTATACAAAAATAAACCAAATATTTTTACTTGTGAGTTAATTGACAATATTCTACAAATTAAATCTTATAACGACGATACAAAAAAAATAACAAATAAATTAATGAATGAATATTTTCCTCTAAATGAACACAATAATATTATGAACGAAACCGATAGAACAAGTGTTGGCTTATTATGGCATGAAAATATTATAGACGTAATTGAAAAAATGGACAAGAAAAAATCCATACCATTTTATATTGCACAGTTAGATAATATATGTTTTGCCGATTATATTGACCGCATTACATTTCAAAAACAAATTTGGCAATTTAATGAAATGAGCTCACTAATTAAAACATTTAAAAACAACAAGTTATATCATGAAACATTTGCATGCAAAAATAAGTTTACTCCTTCTGAGATTAGATTTACAAAAGTTCTGACAAAATATTCAACTGAATATAATAATTCGCTTTTTATACAAAAGCTATGTCAGAAGTTAGGAATGGATAAAAAAGATTTATTTGGATTTTTTACTGAATTAAGTAATAATTATGAAAATTCCGAAATTGTAAATTTACTTGATAATTATGAAATAAGTAAACTTGACATTAATCGTATTTATCGTTATATTGAAAAATATATAAAAGAAAACGCAACTGGAACTTTAGACGACAAAGAAATCGAAGACGAAGACGATTGTGAAGAAGAATTAAAAGATTAGTATTTTACTATATTTATATACAATAAAACATATTTTAGATTTAGTTTTAGTTTTACTTTTATTTTATCTATATTTACTTTTATTTTATCTATCTTTATTTGCATTTATAGATAAAATAATACCTAATTTATTTTACACCTTTTTAACATTTATCACTTGATTTCTTATTTACGATTTGATTTCTTCAATTTACTCAATTCAAGCAATCTTGCATCTCGTTTTTTTTCCCAATTACGGACAACCTCTGGGTCAACTTCACATTGTAAATAATTTGCATAATGTTGTGGTGAAATGAAAAATAATGTGCTAAAACCATTAGAACTTTGACACTCACTTGTTGCCAAAATAACCTTAAAAAATAAATTCTCATCTCTGGAACCTACCATATTTGAAGAATATTGGCCAGTCTCAACATCCCTAATATAACTTCCTGTACCATTAGATGTATACACTTTTATTTTCTTATTATATCTTTTGCCATCACGTCGTACAGCTTTTCTATAAATCACATTATATCCTCTATCTTTCATTTTTTCCTTCTCTAACATTTTTTCTACATCATGTTCACTCTCAAAATCATTCTGTTCTTCAAAGTTATAATAATCATCCTGATACATTTTTATTTTCTACTATATAGAATATATTTATCTTTAAATTGTTTTAGACAATATTTATTGTAGTGTCATCCACTGGTAATTCAGCGCGTTTTTCATCCTTTCGTTTTTCTATTTGCATCGCGATAAGCTGTTTAATTTTATCATTTAAATATTGTATTTGTTCCTTCAATTTTTTATTTTCATCCGTTAATTCTTGTATTATTGTTGCTTGCTCATTTATTTTCTGCTGTGCTATCTGTGGATTTGCAAACATATTTAACTGATTAATTGTATTTTTATAATCTGCTTGTTGCTTCATCATTTCTTGCATTTTTTGTTCTCTCTCTACTTTCATTTCTGCTAATTGTTTTTTTACATCCGGTTTATAATCTACTTTACCTGGTTCATAATTTTCAAGTAAGTTATCTATATCTTCCATAAAAAATTTCAAAATTTCAGGTTCCTTCACTAAATCTTTCGGTAATACTGGTGTTTCATGAATAGTTGGATTTGGCATTTGTTTAAGTAACTCTTTTTTATCAAACGAGTTATGATTATGTGAAAATACCAAAATAGATTTTTGTGAATCTAACTGAACAAATGGAATTGTATAGTCTTTTAAAAATTTTTTCTCTTCCGCAACACATGAATTTTCGTTAAATTTTGTTTTTTGCAACAATTCTTTTTTAAACGCAAATGTTGCAGCTGTTGCGTGGTTCGGTCCATAGGGACCAAATTGATACATTTTATCGATGTGCTTAAAATAAATAAACATAGCACTCGAACCTGCACATAATGCTTTGCTCTCTAACAAACGTTCTACAGCGTGTTTTACTCTATCAGGAGGATAATAATCATCATCGTCCATATAGACAATAATGTCACCTTTGGCTTTCTCATTTGAAATATTTCTTTTTTTACCTAATGTCATTTTTTCATCATATTTAAAATATCGTACATAAGGAAGATGTGCAACTAAATCTTCGATTTTATCAGTTCCATCATCAACAATAATCCATTCCATTTTATCTCTTGGATAAGTTTGATTTTCGAAACATTTGATAATTATAGGAATAAAAGGCCTGCGGTTAAATGTCGGAGTACATATGCTAACAAAAGGTTGTTTTGGTAGTTTTGTTTTATTTTTACCCATTGATATATTGTTTATATAAATATTATTTAAGTAATATTTGTATAAAATTACTTTCTAGGTAAATTAGAAATTAGTTCTAGGAAAAGTATTAGTTACAAGTTAAATTTTTGCTTATATTTTTTAATTCTTTTGTGATGTTACCACCTTTTTGACTTAATAATCCAGTTTGATCTAATAAAGTATATAAAATACCACGTTTTTCACACGTCCTAGTTGCTTGTTCATAGCTTACAACAGGAGATAAATTTGTTTCTGGTATTGGTTTAAAAATATCCAGATCTTTTACACCACAATAAATCATTAAAAAAGCTATTATTAAAAATATACCAGGAATTATACCTAATTTTAAAAATGCTGATAAAATAACAAAAAAACAAATTGTCGACACTATTGATACCTTATAGTATTTAAATAATTCTGTAATAATGGCTAATGACGATACCGCTTTTCCATTTAATACTCCCTTGTATAATAAACATGAAAGCATGCAATACCCTAATATTATGGCAGGAATTGCTGCCAAAAATCGAAATCCAAAAAAGAACAATAATATAAATCCAATCATCAATAAAAATGATAATAACAACATGAAAGGACTTAACAATATTGTCATACTCTGCCACAACGGTTTACCTACACCCAACATATTCAAGTTTGTTTTAAATACCCAACCTAAATTAGCAAACCATAAATAAGCAAAATAAATTCCACTTAATAAGAAACATATAAGAAATAAAAACATTGTTATCATTGGACCTAGAAATACAATCAAATATTCAGGTAAGTTATTAACATAGTTCATAGTAAAATTTATAAATGAATAATCAAATTGTATTAAAGGTTCAATAATAGATATAAAATAATTTGCTAAAAAGTTTGAATTGGGTTTTTCTTTATAATTCTTTAACATATTTATAATTTTATATTTTGCGTTTTTATCTTCATTTGGGATTTCTAGTTTCATAGACATTTTAGGATCAGAATATGGCGTAAAAATATTTGTTTGTATTTTTTGTATATTTACTTTATTATTTGTATAAGGACTACATTTTTCATCTGTCGGTAGTATATTTGTTTGCGCTAATTTACATACAAATAAAATTAATGCACTACTTGAAAAGTACAATAATATTACAATAATTGTCATTATTACATAAGTTATAAAGCCTTTTATATTAGATGTAAAGTCTGTTAATGAATCCTTTATATTAGATGTAAAATTGCTTAATAAACTTCCTCCTTCCTTTTTTTTATCTATAGCACTTGTATCGTTACTTTTATCAGACATCACTTATATTAAATTAATATAAAAAATTTAATATCAATTTATTATATGAAATTATCCTTTAACAAATTAATTTTTCCTCTAGCTGCATTAGTATTATTTTTCATTATTTTTAATATGATTGACTATTTAGCTGCTGAAAAATACATTATAGAATGTTTTACTACAAATGAAAATATTAGCGAAAATATTAGCAATAAAACTAGTCATACTGTAGATTTACCATTAACTACTAGATACAGTTGCAAGAATTTTTGTGGTCCAACCTCTCGATGTTCTATAACTGGACAGCAATGTTTTACTGATATAGATTGTCCTGGTTGCCAACCTTATTCACCACCATTGCCTAAAACGGCAGACTGTATTCCTTCTGCAAATGATGCAGGCAAATTAACAGTAGGTGTTTCTCCAAATTATTCTCCGTTAACAAGTGGATATGGAACTACAGAGAAAATAGTCACGGATGACATCTACGAACAACCATCGCAGCCAAATTTCGGTGTGGATACTTGGGGAAAATCTTTTAATGATGATCAAACACTCTTTAATAGAAGATATAAAAGTGACCAATTGCCGTTGATGCCCAATTATCCGTCGATGTATAGTTTAACTGGTGAATTTATAAGTGATGGTCCATTACCATCTAATTATTAGTTTTCTATATTGTCTTATCAATTACAATTTCTTTAGCTATATTTCTGATAATTTTGTCTTGTTTTTCAATATCATTATCACCTGAACCGCCAAATGCTTCGATAACTAATTTACTATAATGATCCGCATATTTCGAATCACTATAATTACACCCTGGATGGAGCTCTTTATATTTAGGTAATAATTTTTCATTTTTAAATGCTACACGTTTAATAGCTTTACGAAGTTTTTGTTTTTGTTCATTTTCTTTTTCCCATTTATCTTCGTCTTTAATATAAATAACTTCCCTCTTTTTATCGGCACAATGAACTGGTCTTTTATGAAGGTCCAATGCTTTTAAATTTTTGACTATTATATTCGAAATACCGTCTACAAAACCTAGTTTACCTACTTCTTCTAAGTCTGACAATTGAAGCTGTAATGAATCTACAAAATCGTTTATATTCATGGCATCTTTACACGTCTCATTCAAGAATACATTTAAGTTAAAAGTTTTATTATTATTATTGGAATGATTGTTGATTAATGTATTATTATTTGTAGTACCACATATTTCAACAATCTTATTAGTAAGCTCTTGATTATGTTTTTGTGATTCATTATGTAATTTTTGTGATTCGGTATTTAATGTTATCAATTCTTTATTTTGTTTTACAACTTCTAAAACTAAGTTAGTTAGAGTTGTAAAGTCATTTTTATTATTGTAATTGATATTTTGTTCGGTTAGGTAACTACATTGTTTCTTATGCTTTGATAATCCTTGACTAAACTTATAAATATTACCACAAACACATTTAAAACATTTTTTATCCATTTTTGGCTCGTTTGGCTCCAAAAGCTCCATCCCGCTCGCCTCTAAATGTATCCTTGCATGTTTATCGGATAAAATGTGTCTATCATAATTACTTTTTTTAGACGATTTATAATGACAAAAATTACACGAATAAATTTTGCTCGTTTTTTGCTCAATGCTCGTATCCATTGTATCCTTAATGTATCCAAAGAAAATATCTTTAAGTTTTTTAAAACAAAAATTTTATCATCACAATTTAAAATATTTTCGTCTAATTTGTGACGATAATTTTTCAACATCATGTTGATTTTTTTTGTCAGTAAGGAGTGTTTTGGCTTTTAAAATTTGGACATTTTTTTTGTCCATTTTTCAAAAGTTAAAACACTTTTCAATTTTCGATTTCTGTTCATTTCCCTTCATATGTAGGGACCAAATTTATGGAAGAATTTCAATATTTTAAAGAAATCTCCTACATTATGTAGTGTAATCACCCTTTAAATAGGTAAATTAAATATTAAATTCAAAGTACTTAAAGAAGAATATACAATATTTATATATGTCAGAATGGGATGCCGAAACAGCAAATTAATATATGAAACCGCTTGCAAAAAAGACAAAATTAATATTTCGAATGATTTTACACAAAAATATTCCAACAAAAGTATCAGGGAAATACGTATTTCCAAAGAAACAGAATGTTCAACATTTTATATCGATTTGAATGGTTATGATATTTATTTTAATCGTGAAATAGAATTTATTGATTTTATTTCACAATTAGAGAGACCATTTATATTGGATAATAATGAATATGATGAGTATTTTATTCGTTTTGTTAATGTGTTGCAATAATCAAAAACTTTATAAATTATTTATATCTACTAACTAATTTTTTTAACATTTTTTCTTAATATGTTTTTCAAATATTTACCACATGTTCCACAATGGTCTTCATTTGCTAAATCTATTTTATTATTTAGTTTTTCATTACAAATCTCAATATTCCATCTTCCTAATGGAGGCTTATATTGCTTTATTTTAAGTCTACGTAAAATATATAAAATAACGTTTTTCATTATCTTATATAGTAATAATTATTTAAGTCAATTTGTTATAATTAAAATGAATTTAGGTTAGTTATACCTCTTCCAATTATCAAGCCATGAATATCTTGTGTTCCTTCATATGTATTAACAGCCTCTAGATTTAACATATGTCTTATTATATGATATTCATCCGATATACCATTTCCACCCAATATATCTCTAGCGGTTCTAGCTATATTTAATGATTTTATGCAATTATTACGTTTAATAATTGAAATGGTTTCAGGTATCAATGTATTTTCGTCCATTAGTCTTCCAACTCGTAAAACAGATTGTAGACCTAATGTTGTTTCAGTTAACATATCTGTTAATTTCATTTGAACCAATTGATTCGATGCCAGTGATTTATTAAATTGTTTTCTGTCTAATGCATATTCTCTTGCCCGCAAATAACAATCTTCGGCTGCTCCAAGAACACCCCACGCTATACCATAACGTGCATTATTTAAACACATGAATGGACTTTTAAGACCTTGTGTTAGTGGCAATAAATTTTCTTTGGGAACTTTTACGTTATCCATAAAAACCATACCAGTAACAGATGCTCTCAATGAGAATTTACCATCGATTTTAGGAGCTGATAATCCTGGCATATTTTTTTCCAATAAAAATCCACGAATAATACCTGCATCATCTTTAGCCCAAATAACAAATAAATCAGCAATAGGAGAATTTGTAATCCAATTTTTACTTCCATTTATAATATAATGATCTCCATTTAAAACTGCTTTTGTTTTCATTCCGGACGGGTCACTTCCATGGTCAGGTTCAGTTAATCCAAAGCAACCAATTAGATTACCTTTGGCTAATTCTGGCAAAAACTTATCTTTCTGTTCTTGTGATCCGAATTTATATATTGGATACATTACCAATGAAGACTGTACACTAGCACAACTTCTATAACCACTATCAACACGTTCAATTTCACGCATAATTAGACCGTATGACACATAATTCACGCCTGCGCAACCATATCCATTAATAGTTGGTCCAAGTAACCCTATTTTTCCAATTTCTTTTATTATATTTTTATTGAACTTTTCGTGTCTAAACGAAGAAACTATATTAGGTAGTAAAACATCATGTGAAAAATTATACGCTAATTCTTTTATGTATTTTTCATCTGAATTTAATTGATTTTCAAATAAAAAAGCATCTTTATAATTGAAAACATTTCTTTTAATTATTTTTCTATATCTTAACGGATTAAATCGTAATAACATTTATAATATAATAATTGGAATTTGTTTAAATCAGTTTAATAAATTATTAGACAAAATAGTATATATAATGGTGTTATTTTAGAAAAAAATTTATAGTTAAATATCTTTTAGTTAAATATTTGTTTTATAGAGTTAAATTTAATATATAAATATTAGATAAATATTAAATATTATTTTTCTTTTATTTATATATAATGTCATCATTTGTTAATTTAACAAATTTAAGTGGAACTTTGAAGTTGAATGCAGTTGATTTTACCAAACTTCCTGTATGCAGTGAAGTACCTACACAAAACGCCCAACTTGTTAATAAATCGTATGTGGATTCTTTTGGTGGACAAACTGGACCAATTGGACCTACTGGAATGACTGGACCTACTGGAATGACTGGACCAGCTGGTGATGCTACCAATACAGGAGCTACTGGACCAACTGGAGTAACTGGACCAACTGGAGTAACTGGACCAACCGGAATACCAGGTGAGGCTACTAATACAGGAGCAACTGGACCACCTGGTCCACAAGGTGATACTGGACATATTGGTATGACTGGACCAATTGGAGTAACTGGACCAGAAGGTATTCAAGGTAATATAGGTCCAACAGGTAATACAGGTCCAACAGGTATTATAGGTCCAACTGGTATTAGAGGACCAATGGGTGAAATAGGATTAATTGGTGATACTGGACAAACCGGTAGTACTGGACCAATTGGACCTACTGGATTCACCGGACCGACTGGAGTAACTGGACCAGCTGGTGATGCAACTATGACAGGAGCCACTGGACCACAAGGTGATATTGGTCCAACTGGACCTCAGGGTAATCAAGGTAATGTGGGTGGTCAAGGACCTCAGGGTGAAATAGGACCAGCTGGTTCACAAGGTGATACTGGCCCAGCTGGACTTCAGGGTATTCAAGGTATTCCTGGTCAAATAGGACCAACTGGACCACTAGGTAATACTGGACCAACTGGACGAATTGGACCAACTGGACCGACTGGACAGACTGGACCAACTGGACCAACTGGACCGAGTGGACCAACTGGACCAATTGGACCAACCGGTATTGGTAATGCAATAACAACAATCTATTTAGATGATTATTCTTCCTTATTTAACCCAGTAACAAGTAGTATAAATATAGACATTTCTAACAATACTACAAGTATTTTAAATAATAATTTATCTATGTTCGGGGGTTATATTCCTTTATTAAACGGTATGGATTCTAACGTGAATGCTGTAGTAGTAGATGGAAATGGTAATTTATATGCTGGTGGTAACTTTACTATAGTTAATGGTATTACTGCAAATTATATCGCAAAATGGGACGGTTCATCATGGTCGCCTTTAGGAAGTGGTTTAAGTAATTCTGTCAACGCACTAGCATTAGATAGTAATGGTAATTTATATGCTGGTGGCACCTTCACTACGGCTGGTGGTAGTAATGCATCTTTTATTGCAAGATGGAATGGAACCGCATGGTCTACTTTAGGAGCTGGTGTGAGCGGTCCTGTAAATGCTTTAGCAATTGATGGAAGTAATATTCTATATGCTGGAGGTTCATTCACTACGGCTAATGCTGGGGATGTAGTAAATCGTGTTGCAAGATGGAATGGCACGTTATGGACTGCTTTAGGAAATGGTGTAAATAATACCGTAAACGCTTTAGCAATTGGCTCAAATAACAATTTATACGCTGGTGGTTTATTCACTACAGCTAATGACCTTAGTGCGAATCGTGTCGCAGTATGGAATGGGTTATCATGGTCTGCTTTAGGAAGTGGTTTAAATAATACAGTAAATACACTAGCATTTGATAGTAATGGTAGTTTGTATGCTGGAGGTACGTTTACTCAAGCAGGTGGTAATACTGCACTTCGTATCGCAAGATGGACTGGCATATCATGGTCTGCATTAGGAAATGGTGTAAGTAGTAATGTAAGGGCTTTAGTATTTGACTCAAGCAGTAATTTATATGCTGGAGGTGAGTTCACTACAGCTGGTGGAAATTCTGCCAATCGTATCGCAAGATGGAATGGTTTATCATGGTCTGCATTAGGAAGCGGATTTAATAGCATTGTAAACGCTTTGGTAACTGACTCAAACAATAATTTGTATGCTGGAGGTTCGTTCACTAAAGCAGGTATTACTACTGTGAATTTTATCACAAAAATAGTATACCCGACAGCGGCATATTTTAATCTTAATACATATGTTAAATCCAAATATTTATATAATTTAGGAAGAGAACAGACGATAAATGTTTTTGTAGATATTCAAGGAACACCATATACAAATGGATTTTTAACATAATAATTTTTATTTATTTTTCCTTATTTGTTAAGTATTTTATATAATTTTTATAAGTAATAACTATATAAAATCGATACATATATGCTATAATTTAAGTAGCATATAATAACCCAGCATTTCCACCGACAAATATAACCATATTCACTCTTTCTTCCATTAAATACATATTAAAGTTATAATCATAAATTCTCCATGTCGGTTTATTGATACCAATTATGTCGCCAGTATTTGGGTCACAAATTGTCAATACCTGTGCATAAGGATCTGCTGGTGGAGTTATAGTTGTAAATTCGAGCTGTATATTAGTAAATCTACTCATATTCATCGCACCTGAAGGCTGATAAGTTAAAGGGTCAGTGTTTAAGCAAAAATTATAACAATATAGACCAGGTGGTGCAAATCCAGCAGTTCGTACATATTTCTCTACAAAATTATAGACGCCAGCCGGCAAAATATTCTCTCTATATTGACCATCTAATAATATACCCATAGCAACCAAAATTGATTTTATATTTTGAGGATTATAAACTCCTGTTATATACAAACCAGACAATGTTCCATTTGGATTTAAACCAGGACCTAAAAGCGGGTAAATAGTTGTTTCTTCTGGATTGGGATAATTGCCTGCGGTTGATGCTGGAGTTATATCTTGTGGCATATATTCATAAGGCCAGTTTGTGTAATTAGACCATTGGTTTCTCAAATTGGCATCACTTCTTTGAAAATAAAACATCCAACTGATTACCATACCCATCGAATCTAGGTCGATTTTATTTGCTCCAGTTATATTATAAAAAGGCTTTTCATATATTTGTTTGATTAAATATTTTTGTTCGTTCTTAGCAAATATGGTTGCTTCATCATCCGAGAGAAAACAATAAGTACAATTTAGATTAATATCGGCAAACCAATTTGTTCTTGTGTCTACATAAGATGTAGCACCTAATTCTTCATCAGGAGGTGTTTGTAAAAATCTATAAAACTGCATATAAAATTGATTAAAATTAGGAGCAACAATTGGATAGTTATTTGTATAATCCATTACATCTCTTATCGTAAACCATTCATTAATAGGTCTAAACGATACATTTATCCACAATTCATTGTATTGAAGCGCTACTAGTGGAAATGCTTGAGTCGATAAAAGATTGAACCACGAACCAAGTGGAATCCATAATGTTCGTCCAATAATTGACGGCTGAGCACCAGCAGGACTGGTTGTATAAAACGCATTAGGATATGCATTAACACGAGGTTCAGCATTTGCAGGGTCGTTTAGTTCTGTGACATTGCCTATCATCTCGTTAAATAATGCTAGCTTTGTACCTGGAAAATCCCTCTGTGCCGAAGCTAAAATATATTGTCCGGAATATTGTTGGAGTTGTTGATTACCACAATTTATAGTAATTTTGCTGATGATTTGTGCACCTAAATTTTTTATCCATTGAAATTCATATGGAACCCAATTTGTGTATCCAGTTGTACCATCTGGATTTGTGTAAGATTTCGGTGGCATAACTGGAGACCAAATATTAGGCAATGTCACGCATATATAGCAATCCATAAGAAGGTCTGCGTAGCGTTTGATGCGAAACGTAAAAGTGCTCTCAGCTGTTAAACTCAATTGAGGAGTCCCTTCATAATCTATTCGAAAATTCTGCTTCCCATAATTGGTGTATTTTTTATATGTACATTTAAAGAATGTTTTTGATGGATTTGAATTAAGAATTATATTTTGTTGTCCTTGAGACACTAGTTGCATCAATCCTCCTGCCATAATTAGTATATAATATATCTTTATAATTATATTATTTTAATATTAAATATATAAAAATTAATTTATTTAGTATAATAAAACTACATTATTGTAATTAAATCAACTAGAGACTAAATAATAAAAATAATATTATATACTTATGTATTGTATAAGTTATGATTTTTAAAATTAGGTGTAAAAGTTATAAATGTGTTAAACAAAAATTTTAAAATAGTAATATATATTAACAATGTCATCAAAGCGTAAAAATGGTTATTTAAGCAGTATTCAAAACATGGATGATACAACTAAAATATACGTGTTAATAGGAATTATATTTATTATTTTAATTATTTTAATTTGTTATATAGTTTATACTAATGTGTCATCAAATCAAACCGCGAGTTCTTATTTAAGCATTATTCAAAATATGGATGAAAATACTATTTCACTCATAATAACAGGATTCACCATTATTACTATTATTTTTTATATTTGGCATATAGTTTATATTAATGGACTTCAAAAGTCCGAATGTAATTACATGAATTCATTATACCCGAGTATAGATGGAAATTTAAGACCGATAAATAATTCAGACCCGGATTGCAAGGGTAGGTTATTTGATTATTATATTAAAACTGCTTATAATGCTTGTAGTGGAGGGTCATATAAGGACGATTATGTAGATATTTGTGTTCTCAAAGCAATTATCAAGCAAGGAGTTAGATGTCTTGATTTTGAAGTATATTCCATTGATGACCAACCAGTTGTTGCAACAAGTACGACAGATAATTACCATGTTAAAGAAACATTTAATTCAGTCAAATTTGTCAATGTAATGGATACTATACGTAACTACGCTTTTTCAGGGGGTACATGCCCAAACCCAACTGACCCTATTTTAATTCACTTAAGAATTAAGAGTAATAATGAAAAAATGTATTCAAAATTAGCTGAGATTTTTAGAAGTAATACTGATATTATGTTAGGTCCATCTTATAGTTATGATTCTGATGGTAAAAATTTAGGAAAAGTTCCTTTGTTATCGCTTCAAAATAAAGTTATATTGATTGTAGATAGAACAAACACCGCATTTTTAGAAAATCAGGAATTGCTTGAATATATAAATTTAACTAGTAATTCTATATTTATGAGGCAATATGATTACAATAGCATTAAAAACAATTCTGATATAAATGAGTTGAAGGAATTTAATAAACATGGTATGACTATTGTTGTTCCTAAAAATGATTCAAATCCATCTAATCCAGATGGAGAGATATCTAGAGAAAGCGGATGTCAAATGGTGGCTATGAGATACCAATTATCAGATACAAATCTTAAAGAAAATATTTTATTTTTCGACAGAGCTCAGTATGCTTTTGTTCTTAAACCTATTGAATTAATAAGTGAAACCGACGAAAATATGGATGTAATGCCTCAATCAAAACCTCAATCAACTAACAATATATCATCTACAAGCGAGACATCTCCATTCTCTTTTGGTGCTGGATTAACAATGTTTGATAGTACTGTAGAAACATCGAACGAATCTGCAAAAACACCATCAGATTCAACTTCTTCATGATCATATTTTGGTAGTGGGTTAACATCGTTTGGTAGTGCACCAGAAACATCGCAAACACCAACAAAATAAATAACATCAGCAAATTCAAATATCACTAGAACAAATCTAATAACTTATAATAATATAATGTTTATAAAACTAAAGATCTGGAATCTAATATAACCACTCAACAATATTTATATCATCTATCAAATATTTTCGTTTAATAACATCAATCATAACACGATATGCGATTTCTCTACAATAATCTTTGAATTTACTAACTTCTGCAAAAATATGTGTAAATCCTAAGTTTGGGCTCCAGTTATTACTACATAATATAGATTCACAACATAAACAGCTTATACCTTTATATTTTATCAATGCGTCAGTAAAATATTGTGACCCAGATTTTTGATAAACCGAATAAAAACGATAATTTATCGATAATTTAGGAGGTCTAAATGGATAATCGATTGGAACTATAAATTCATAAGTTCTATTATCAACATTATTATGAATACTTATTTTATAAGTAGTTATATTATACAATCTATCATTATCTTCTTGAATTACACATAAAATATTTGTATAATAATCATCTTCTTGTAAAAGCTCTAATTCGCGTTTAATTCGTCGTCTTAAACTAGCTGGATTTATAATATCTAGTTCATTGTTATTTTTCATTCTGATTTAATATATTTATTATTCTCTAAATTTTTTTAACTCAATAATATAGGAATGCCAAAAGAGAAAAATGTATGTAAAGAATTGTCGTTTGCCGATTGTGAATTAGCAATTTTGCGTATGGCAGTAGATAAAGCGGAAGAAAAAATGGGAAGACGCATTGTAAATTCTGATGATGTGCAAAAAATTATTGACATAGTTGAAGAGTTTATTAAACGAAAGAATTTAATTTGTTATGGTGGAACAGCAATTAATAATATTTTACCTGAAGAAGATAGATTCTATAATAGGGAAGTTGAAGTTCCTGATTATGATTTTTTCTCTCAAAATGCATTAGAGGATGCCAAAGAATTAGCTGATATTTATTATAATAAAGGGTTTATTGATGTCGAAGCAAAATCAGGACAACATCACGGAACATATAAGGTTTTCGTTAATTATATAGCAGTCGCTGATATAACATATTTACCGAAGCAAATTTATATGGCGATTAAAAAGGATGTTAAAAGTGTAGACGGAATACTGTATGCCCCCCCAAATTTTTTAAGAATGTCTATGTACCTTGAATTATCTAGACCAGCTGGTGATATTAGTAGATGGGAAAAGGTGTTAAAACGATTGGCATTATTAAATAAAAACTATCCTATAACTGATATAAATTGTAATGATATTGATTTTCAACGTGAAATGGAAAATAGAGAGAATGAAGATAAGATTTATGAAACTGTTAAAAACACATTAATCAATCAAGGTGTGGTATTTTTCGGTGGATTTGCAAATGTTCTTTATTCTCAATATATGCCTATTAATTTAAGAAAGAAGATAGAAAATGTTGCGGATTTCGATGTTTTATCCAATAATCCAGAACAAACCGCAACAGTTATCAAAGAAAGATTAGGTGATAATGGAATTAAAAATGTGAAGATAATTAAGCAAACAGCGATTGGAGATATCGTTCCTGAACATTATGAAGTGAAGGTTGGAAAAGACTCTATTTTATTTATTTATAAACCAATTGGATGTCATAGTTATAATATATTAATCATGAAGGGTAAAAAACTAAAAGTAGCTACAATAGATACAATGTTAAGTTTTTATTTAGCGTTTTCATACGCTAACAAAGATTATTATAATGATTTTATTGATAGAATTCTTTGTATGTCAAAATTTTTATTTGATGTCCAACAAAAAAACAGATTGGCACAAAAAGGTTTATTAAAACGATTTAGTATTACATGTTATGGTCATCAACAATCTGTCGAAGAAATGAAAGCAGAAAAAGCAGCTAAATATAAAGAGTTAAAAAAAAGTAATGATAAGAAAGCATTTGAAGAGTGGTTTTTAAATTATAGACCAGATGATATAAAAACCCAAAAAGAAGAAAATAAAACTAAATCTAAAAATAAAACTAAATCTAAAAATAAAACTAAATCTAAAAATAAAACTGTAAAGAAAAGAAAGAAGAGAACAACCAATAAATCTAATTTTTTTAATATTTACGGTTCAAAAACTCGTAAAAATAAAAAGGGGCTTTATTAAATTGGTGTGCTATGTTGTTCATCCATTGTACAAAATCCTCCAGGACAATCTTCTTGTTGTTCACTGTTCTTATTTTGGTAAAATTTGTATATAAACAACCCAATAAGAACTAATATAGCAAATCCAATATACATAAACATAGTATAATCTGTTGAACCATCTCCGCCTGCAGTGAGTATACTGTCAACATTGGGGACATCTAAAGCAAATGCGGAATCAGTAATATCAATACCATCCATATTATATTGTTGTCTTACAAATAAATATGATTTTAAACTCATAAATAATAATTTTGTAAAATAATACTAAATATATAAATTTTATATATAAAAAATTATGTTAGCTTTTAATTTTTTATATAGTAAATCATAAAAATAAATAAAATAAATAGAGTAAAGATATAATAAAATATATATAATAGAATATTAAAATGTCGGGTATTTCTAATTGTCAATTTTATTGTTTATCCTTCAATGATGACATTAAAAAAAAAAGTATGGAAAATAGATTTAAAAAACTAGGTATTGAATGTAAGTTCTATTCTGGAATTGAAAACACAGATAACCGCCTGAAATATGCTGGTAATAGAATTAATAAGAGACAGTGGGCAATGACATATAGTCATTTGGATATTATATATGATTTTTATTCTAATAATAAAAATAAATACGCAGTAATTTGTGAAGATGATATATTAATTTACGAAAATTTTAAAGAAATATTTAAAAAAGTTATTTCCGATTTTAATATCCTAAATTTAGATATATTATTATTAGGCTATATTTTGCCTTACAAAATAGAATATGATAATATATGCTCAAATTATGCTCTTAAACGCCCAATGAATTTAGATGCGCCATTTAAATATCATGAGTACCCTGATTATTTAGCAGGGTCTCATATGTACATGATTACTAGGAGTTTTGCCGAATTTTTATTAAATAAATATTATTATAATAGCTTTAATGGATTAAATGATTATGTATTTATGGTAGATAAAACAATTATTAAAGATGGAAATCGGGCGTTAATATATCCCATGCTTGCAATTGAAAATGAGTTCCAAGAAGACAAATATCACAAATTATGTAACAAAATACATTATAATAAAGTTTACATATAAAACTTGAACTAAAATGCGCCAAAATAAGATGTAGTTTTCATCAGTAAATGAAATAACATACCGAACAAAATACTAGTAAAAAGAAACCCGTTTATATTATAATTACCATCATTGGAAAACAAAAATGGAATATATGTGTATAAAAATCTCTTGAAAAATGGTAATTGAAATAAAAAATATAATACAGCTAGTAGAAGAGGTGTTTGAATTTCATTATATATATCATCTAATGAATTATTCATTTGTTTTTCTTTATTATAATTGTGAATCATCTCTGAAGTTTGTTCATGATTTTTAATATAATCTTGCATTGGCGGAGATGGGACATAATTAGGCATAACTTGAGGGTCTACACTAATATTATTTGTAGTCATTGGAATATCTCTTGAAGGTAATTGAGTGGCACCTGCTAAAGTGGCTTGTTGTAAACTATTGACAATTTGATTAATAGTTGTTTGATCTAAAGCCATTCCTGATTGAGGTTGTTGATTAGATTGACGAATAGGCTCTTGAGCTGTTAAAGCTATATTACCACCAACACTTCCTCCTCCCACCGGATCAGTTGGTAAATCTAAAATACTTGTTGAATCACTCATAATTATTGTAAAGAAGGATTGATTACAATAATTACGCAAATCCACATTTATCCACCTTTAAGAAATGTGGAGCCAAAAAATAATAAAAAATATATATCCACCTTTAAGAAAGGTGGAGCCAAAAAATAATAAAAAATATATATCCACCTTTAAGAAAGGTGGAGCCAAAAATATGAATTTTAAAAGGTATAACCAAAATAGTTTGCTCCACTTTTCTTAAAGTGGATAATTTATTCAAATGTAATAGTTTTTGCATGTAATGAGCATTTAGTGGGTACCGGAGTATATTTAACACATTTTCCATCACTCTTATAAACTTTATCCTTAAATTCATCTAAAGGAGGAGCATGAAAAATCAAACAATTTTGATCCTTACACACGGTTCTAAATAAAGATGCTAATCCCAAACCGAGCAATATGGACATAATTATTCTGCCGGTTTCAGTATGAACAAATTTTCCAAGATTCATTCCCATTTATATTATTGTATTATAAATATTCTAAATAATAAATATTCTAAACTTGTATTGGAATTTTTGATATTAAATTTTCATCTTTAGGACAGTCAACAACTTCTTGTTGAAACAAAAAACAGTTTTCAGCTTTATCCTTAAATAATACTTTATTTACATTTTCTGGGCTAGGATAAATATAAACAGTTTTCATTTCTGGCCCGAGTATATATATAAAAAATAATCCAATAGCAAAACTTATAAGAAAAATTGGAATCGAAACATAATTTAATACCATATATAATTAGATTAGAAAAAACCTCTACCAAAATCAACTTCCTTTTGAACCAAATTATTTATAGCTTCTTCTAACATGTTATAATTTTTTTCTTTTGTCACAGGGTCTTCCTTGTAAAAGGTTAAATAAAGTTCTTGACTTGTTTGAGGTAATTTAGAAAATGTTTTATTATAAATAGATATTCCAAAATCATATTGTCCATTTTCCATTTTTCTTGGCGGAATAACAATATTTGGCGGAGTAGTTAATTTGCAACCATTCCAAGAAGGTCCGTGATTTATTCTTTCATTAACACATTTATACATAAATTCTTTCATCCAATCGATATTTAATTTGAATTCTGTCTTTAATTTTTCAGGTAGTTTATCCCAAAGTTGTTGATACTCCGCAATATTCCATGCTATTCCATCTTTACCTTGACCAATAATCGGTTCATCTTGTTCAATCGTTTTAGATGGTTTAGGTTGGCCTGGTTCTTCTATTTTAATTGTTAATTCTTTCACTTCTTCTGGTGATATACTATCTGGCTCAATAACTAATTCCCCTTTTTTCTTTGGTGCCTTCTTAGTAGTCATTCCAAAATCAAATGCAACTACTTTATCGCTATAACCACTAACTGCCATATCTTGAATGGAAATTTTGTTTTGAATTAATCTACATGTATCATTTGAGTCATCGTTAAAAACCATATTTTCACCATATTTAAGTTGTCTAATTTTTTTCATTAAAGGTTCTACAGTGGTGTAATATATATTCGCAGCATCTAAAGCAAATTGCGTATCATTATTATCATTCATTTTTGTAATACATTCTTTGATTTTATCGATATTTTGATATAATAATACAAGAGAATCATCTAACTCAACTTTCTTATCTGGATTATCAATTTTTTTATTCCATTGATCCAAATAACTTTCATAAATAGATGTCAATTCGCTTATATACGTTTTATTTATATCAAAATTTTCAACAGCGGTTTCAGTTGTAAGTAAACCAAATAATAATTTATTTTTATCGTTGATAATAACTTTTTTTGTTTCATTTATGTCTTTTCTAATATTTTCAATCATTTTATTCAAGTGCTCAACATTACCTAAATTTATGTCAATATTAAGATTACAAGGATCAGCTAAATTACCACACATTGATTTAAAAGTTCTATAAGCGTCTGTTTTTTCATCTGATGCGTGGAAAGTAATTGAAAATATAGTGCCTTTTTTAGACGGACGTCTACAATTTACACATTTGGGCATTAATTTTAAATATTCAGTTCGCTTCTCTCTCTTACTAAGTGTTGGATTATTGATTATTTTTCGTTTATTCATCTTCATTTCATTTTCGAATTTTTCTTTCAATCTAAAGTATTCATTCAAAGCATCTTTTACACTAATTATTTCTTCTCTTGACATTATATATATTATAGGTTAATAATTTAAATTTATATCGGAAACTTATCTATAATCTATACTCTATAATGATTAACCAGATAAATATTCATTTTCCCAATGAGGCAATCCAGTTATTAGTTCTTGATGAGCCCTTTGCTTTGCAATTTGGAAAGTTTTGATTTTTTCTAATATATATTGTTGTTTTTCCTTATTTTTTTGAGCTATTTCAACTGGAGTTAATTTTCCTTTATATTTGTAAACTAGTATTCCCCCTAAAATAATCAAAAATAATAAGAACATTCCAATATTAAAAATTGTATTGTGAAACTTCTCTCTAATGATATGCGATTGTTTAAGGGCTTGGTTTAAAAAATATTTCACACCTGGCTCTGTTAGTGTTGGTTTAGTCGAGGGTTCACCGAAATTCATAATAAATAATGTTAAAATTTTAAATTAAATTATACATATTATCTATATGGAAATTTCTTACTTAAATATTATAACATTTTTATTAACTACACTTTTTTATTATTTTGCTTTGAAACCTGCATTACCTTACACGCTATATAAAAATACGGAAGAATATAACTGGTATATTACAAGTAGTTACACCTATTTAGCTATATATGTCTTTCTTACTATTTTAATACAGTTTATAGTTAATACGTATATTATTACGAGTAACTGCGGAGGTGATATTGTTGAAAATATAGGGAAAGCAAGTATGATAACATTTTTACCTTGGATATTTATTTTTGGTGTTCTTGTATTAATATTAATGATTTATCCTGGTTTTAAAAGCGCATTTTCTGATATTATTGGTTATTATTATGTATCTAGTTCTGCTAATAAAGTATTCACTGAATTATTTATGAATAAAGATATTATAGATAAATTAATGATAGAGACACCTGAGAAAAATAAGGCACTCAGAAATGCATCTGACTTTATAAATAAAATATGTGAAAACTCCTGCATATTAATTAATCAAATGGCTCCTAGTAATTTTGCCCAATATTGGGATATTCTTAAACCATTGATGAAGAAAAAATATCAGACCGCTAATCCTGAAACGGAGAAGTTGCAAAATGAGTTATTTCAATTAGTTATGACAAAGGATAATATTGGGGAGGCAATGTGGTATATCTATACAGGGTTATTAGTTAGTTTAATAGTTCAATTTAAGATAACTAAACGCGGATGTAGTCCCAAACCAAAACCCATGGATAAAAAATTTTTAGATCAAAAAGAAAAAATAAAGAAAAACAAAGAATAAATTATAAAAATACACTTAAAAAAGTAATTACATAATTAGTATATACATATTATATAATTATGGAGAATTGGGAAGACTGGGAACATGAGGATAATTATTGTCTTCCAAATGAAGAACAATTACACCTTTTTACATTTCAAACGCCGATTTTTATATAGTGAAAATTATATAAAAATAAATTATTATAATACCTTAATGAATGACGAAGAACTTATTAAGGAAATAAATATGCTAAAAGCAGAATTAGAAAAAACTAAAATCGAATTAACTGAAACCAAAGAACATTTGAAAAAATATACTGCTCCTTCTAATATGAAAAAATATTACCAAAATCATAAAGAAGAAATTATAAAAAAAGTAAAAGAATACAAAGAAAAAAATAATTATAAACCGACTATAGATAAGGAAAAAAGGAAAGAATATAATAAAATAGCATATCAAAAACGAAAAGAAAAAATGGAAAAAGAAAAAATGGAAAAAGAAAAAAGTGAAATTCAAAATATTTAGGAATTTAATAAATTAATTATATAAAAAATTACTTAAGATTATTTTCTTTAGTATATTTATAAATGGGAAAAAAGAAGAAGCAAGAGTTCCAAGATTTTAGGAATACTGAAAAATCTGCCTATAAAACCCTAAAAAATCCTTTGAAAACTATTTTGCTAAATCGTAATACAATACAACCACTTATTAATAATTTGGTTTTTGAAATGAATGATTTAGTAATACATACTTATCAATTTATAAGATTATATATTCTTTATTGTTATACCAACAATAACCCTTTACCTGAATTAAATGATACATTTATTTCATATTGTATTAAGACATTAGGAACTCGTGATAATAGAGGGAAGAAATGTAGAGATACAGAACTTTTAGAAATATTAGAAGAATTTTACAAAACCGAATATCAACCCTTATTCAATCACGAAAAAACTAATTTGAAGAATACTACATTTTTATTACCTTATTTAGCAACACAAATTCATACTTCTTTATCTAATAATATTCAAGAACATTTTATCCAACACTTTTTACGATTTATAAATAAAACTACAACTGATATTACAGAAGATAAAGCAACATTATTTCAATTCAAAAAGAACCTTATGGAATTAACAGAAACAAATGAATTATTTAATTTATGGAAAGAAACACATTTACAAAATATTATTCCTGAAAATGTTAAAAAATCAATTTATTATGATATTAAGGTTAGACCATTTGAGTATTTGAAAGGAATGTTGTATATGAATTCTGTATTGGAAAAACAAGAAAATAAATTATTTCAGCCATTACCATTACGAAATAATATTATACCAAAGCATATTATTTTAGATACTGCTTGTATTATTAATTTATTTTGTCCTGAAAAGGATAAAGAAGGTAATAAAATTAAGAAAGGAGAATTATTAAGTAATGTGAAAGATAATCAAAATGAAGTATGGAGTAATTTGTTAAATTTAAATCACAGAATATTCAAAAATAAACATTACCAGTTTCATAACCAAATTCAAACTGACGGAATTAGTTGTTGTTTATTATTTATTAGAAAAGATTTGAAAGATAAAAAATGGGGTGCAAAAGTTCCTGTATTGGAAGAACAAGATTTTTATAATATTGAAGATTTATCCAAAGAACAATTATATACACTAAAAGACAGAACCATTATTGGTTGTGACCCTGGTAAGCGTTCATTAGTTTATATGATGGATAATAAAGGAAATAAATTACAATACACAGCACCACAAAGAAAAAGAGAAAGTAAAACAAAATGTAATCAACGAATTTTATTATATGAAAGAAAGAAAAATGGAATTATTGAAAAGGAAACTCAATTATCGTTTCAAAATAGTAAATCAGTTGATTATGAAAAATTTAAAATGTATCTTGTTGAAAAAATAAATTAAACAAAGAAACCATACAATTTTACAAAAGAGACACTTGGAGAAAAATGAAATTTAGACAATATAGTTATGGTAAGAAAAGTATTGATACATTCTTGAATAAAATAAAAGAAACATTTGGTTCAAATCTATTAATTGGTTATGGAAATTGGAGTAGAGACACTCAAATGAAATTTTTTATGCCTACGATGAATAAAGGATTAAGAAAATTAATCCATAAAAAATATGATACAATAACTATTAATGAATGTAATACAAGTAAGAAATGTTGTGATTGTCATAAAGATTTAGAGTATTACAAAGATAAAGAAAACAAAAAGGTATTTCGTCTATTAGTTTGTTCTAACTGCGTGAGTTGCGAAAACAAAAATATCGTATTTAGAACAAGGGACGCAAATTCCTCAATAAATATTTTGAAATTAACGAAATGTTGGATAGAGAAACAAACAAGACCAACAGAATTTCAAAATCATATTTCGTCTTTCACTTCTTCACCAACCAAAGAGAAGAAGAAAAAGTAAGACCATCAATATTGATTTTACATTTTTTTATTTTTTTTAATGCTGTAAAAATCGGCGTTTGAAATGTAAAAAGGTGTAAAAGTGTTGGAAGAGAGAAAATTAGTGGAAGAATCGGATAATGCATTAACTAAAAATTTATTCGGTAATGATGAAGAAGTTAATAAATACAAAAATAAAAGTATTGTTGCTGAAAAAAAAGAATCTAAAAAGAATCTAATTAGTAAACAAAAAGAAAATGAACAAAAATTAAAAGAGCTTGCAAAATTAACAAAAGAACAAAAATCAAAAAAGGAGAGAGAAAGAGAATTATTTGGTGAAGCAACCGAAAATGAATATGCACAGTATGAAGAGATGTTTTATTAGTTTATTTATATTATTGATATTATCTATATATCGTTTCACTATCAAAATATTTTTGGCATATTTACGCAGTATAATACAGCTAAATAACAAATAATACCTAATAAAAGTGAAAACAACCAGATAGGTAGAATAGTTTTATTTTTATAACCTACTCCAAATTCTCGAATACTTCCATTGCTATTATAAAAGCATGCAGGTTTAATCATTTGAATTATTCCAAAAATTATAACAAATAAGATAACAGCTACTAATGTGATATTTTGTCTAATATATGTTTTATACATCTAATATATAATTATAAACTATTTTTTATAATTATATTTGTCTAAAGAATTATTCGTTGTTCTTAATTTTTATTCTTCATCTCCATATGTTTCATATTCAGGAGCATCAATTCCAGTATAATTACCATCATCAAAATCTTGTCCTAAATATTCTAAATCATAAGCATCTGTATCAATATCAGCAGCCATTTGTTTCTCCTCTAAATATTCATCTACTAAAATATCAATATTTTCATCAGTAACATCTTTGTTTTTTCGTTTAATTTTTCGTTCTGCTTTTACCATTTCATCTCTTAAAACTTGTTCTTCTTCATAGAAATCCTTCTCATACATGGTTAATCCTTTCTTGAGACCTTTACTATAATCATTTTCTGTACCAGCAAGCTTACATATTTTAAGTATAGTATCGATATCTCTTTTTTCATCACTCATTGCTTTTAATTTATCAGTTACCATATCTTTTTCTCTTTCTCTCAATTTAAATACTCTGTCTTGTATTTCTTCATATGTTGTATCAATGGTTTCCTTTTCATTTCTAAATATATGCATATAAGAAATTAATAGTTCGGCTGTTTTTTGTTTTAATACTTTTTTATTTCCAGTCATAATTCTAGTATCAGTTTCATTCCTTGATGACACTCCTAAATCAATTCTTGTTTCAGTTTCTTCAATATAATCAACCGAAAATATGTCACTAACTTCAACCGTCTTTTTAACTTCAGTAACAATCATATCTTTTTCATCAGCTAATTCTACATAAGTAATTAATATACGCAACAGGTAATATTCGAATAAAAATCTACTAGTTCTTTCATCAATGACACCTCTTAAAATTTTATCATTATTTTTAATGCTTGTAAAACAAGGAGTCGAATTCGCCAATCGAATCATGTTTTTACCAATCTTTTTAATAGTCGTTAGAATATTTAATAAAGTTGGTATACCGTAAAATGGTTTTAGCTGTTCAAAATATTCCGAAATACTTTTTTTAAGTTTATTTGCATGATTCTTTGAAAATCCATAATAGTTTGGAATGTGTGTATTATCAAAATTAACTTTATTCAATATAATATTTGGAAATATATTAACAAAGTTGTCTATATATGTTTTGTAAAAATTAGTTACGTTATACATGGCATCATCTGAAATCTTAATATTTTTATTTCTGCTTGATGTATCACATACCCATGTAGATAAATTAGTAATTGTTTCAGTAAATTTCTTAATTGAACTGCGAGTAATATTAGAACCACTATTCTTTTGAACAAAATCAACTAGTTCATTTGTCATTTCTTCATTGGTGCGAATTAAAAAATCATTCAAATCTTTAACTGATTTTGGGTTTGTTTCTGTTGCAATATCAAATGTGTCAATTGCATTTTTAATCAAGTCTCGTAAAGATTGTTCAATTATTTCATCTTCATTATTTTCATCATAAATTGCATCTAACAAACTAGATAATTTAGCTATACATGATATAACTGGGTTATCTAATTCGATATTAACTATATTCTCTCTACTAACTAATTGTATAAGTCTTAAGAATTGTTCATTTGTATAATTTCTTCCATCTTCTTTGAGTTTTTGTATCATTCTATCAATTGTATCTGATGGGTCTAACAAACCTTGGTCAGGTTTATCTGTGCATAAAGGAATTAAATCAGTTGGTATTGGAATTAATGATTTGAATTTACAATAGAAAATGAACGCCAAATAGATGGATTTTTCGTTGAATGTATTTGATATTGGTGGATAGACATTTTTAGTATTTACATTACTATATAAGATTGATGCTTTGGAATATGACGTAATATCATCTAACATATTAGATAGATTTTTGACAATATCATTAAATACGATGATATCTGGGCTACGACTACTGAAATAATCAATGGTAGTTTCATTTTCTCTACTGTCACAACACGAATTCTCAAGATAAGGTTCATTATTAGCTGTATGAAGAAGAAGTTTATGGTTTTTAACAATTTCACGAATTTTCTCTTGAATAGCTAGAGAGAATTGAATAATTTTAGATTCAATGACAAGTATCTTTTCTCTCTGGTGTAATATTCCGTTTCTTAGTTCATTTGTTAAAGCCTTCTTGAATTCTCCGGAAATATTTTCTAAGTGTTTAATTCTAAATGGAACTAATGGTGGAAGGAAATCAGACCATTGTGCAATATCATGATCTTCTGGTATCGCTGTTGAAGGATTTGTCAATAGATATTGTGTTTTCTCTGAGAATTTTCGTTGAACTTCTGGTAACTGAATAAGAAAGTCATCTATAGCCATTTTTATTTTATTTTGTATCTTTTCAGTATTAGTTTTCTTCAATACATTCCATGGTTCCCCTGATTCTCTAATATCATAAGTAATACATGCCAAATAAGCTAAACTGCTTAAATCACCCTGACCATCATATGGATAACCAGTAAATGAACGCACACAACCAGGATGAGTTTTTCTTGTTTTAACTGGTGGAACAATTGTTTGTATCGCGATTAAATACATTCCTAATGTAAAAAAAAGGAGAGAATTATTAAAATAATCTGTATAAGATGGTATATTCTTACCTTTTTGTGCTGCAAGTTTAAGCTTTTCTTTATAATCATGTTCGCTTTCAATCGTAGTTTTAATAGTCTCAATAACACAATTGATAATAAATTCTTTTTGTATTTCAATATTAATACCCATTGCGATTGAGAGTGCATTCACAATATTATTAATCATAATAATTTCAGGAGTTATATGTTTGATGGTTTTTTCTGAAGAAGCCGCCATAATTTTACTTCCAGCATCTTCTTCCATAACAGCCCTTGATGATACTTTAAACCCTTCTTCATAACCCTCTTGAGTATCAAAATCACCAGGACAAATTGGCCAACCTGTATATTTATCTGTCCACCAATCACCGTCATCACTAAGAGCACCATTCGTCGACTTAATTATATCTAATACTTTTTGATACAAAATTTCCGAACTATTAAATGCATCAGCCAATTGTTTTTTAAATGTTGGAAGCAAAGGTACATTGGTCTTAATACAATATAACCAATGAACAGTTTCAGGTTTTCCAGTTAGTGATAATCCAGGCAATCCTGGTCTTGTAAATTTGTTAGCAAATTGGATAATATCGCCCTGTTTCTTTACAAAATCTCGCTGACCTAAAATAACATTAAGTAATTCAGCATAAGGGGACACAATTTGACCCTTACTATCGTCTTCAATTTTAAGCCCCATGTTATATTTTTGATTGTTATATTTCAATAATGTATTTGTCTCGATTTTATTTAGTACTGGCATAATAGACATAAAATAATCAAACTTCTCTCTAATATCCTTTTCAAATTGTTCTTTCGACATTTTATATTTTGTATCGAATTCACTAATTATATTTTTAAGAAGTTTATTCTGTAAACTTAATTCACTTGTTTCCATGCTTTCACATTTATCTCCTAGATTTGTTGGTATACTAATGCATTTTTCTTGTAAATCACAAATTATAGATGACTCGTCACTTATTCCTGATTTTTTAGATAGTTCATTATCAAGCACCCATTTATTATTTTTCCTGACATAATAGTCTGATTCGTCTTGAATATTTTCTGAATATCCCTTATACAAAATAGCATAATGACCATCAATTACCTTTTTAATACCATCAATTAATGTTTCAGCAAGATAAATTGCGTCTGATTGAGATAAATTATTTTTTTTCATTTGATCTTGAGTGATGTAGTCTTTCAACTGTTCAGGTGCCATATTAATTACTTGTTCTGCGTAGCCACCTTTTTTTTCTGTTTCTTCCATTAATCCATAATTAGTTTTATCATATTTTTTATCAAAATAAATAGGTTTATCATTATCATTTGTTAATTCTTCTAATGAAGTATACATTTTGGCTATTATCATTGTATCACATTTGTCTTTTTTCTCCTCATCTTTCAAGTTCTCCTCATTATTTTTCTTTTCAACATCAAATATTTCACTTACGTCTTTTGGAAACATTAACTTTAAATTCTGTAAAGCTAGTGTAGATGTATATAATCTTGAATAATCTTTTAATACTATCTTGCGTAAAATCTCGGAATTCGTAAATGTTCTTTCTGGTTGTTCAAAACCATAACCAGTTTCAAATACTTCTGATCTTAAATTTCGATCTATTATGTCAATAATAGTAAATGCTTTTGCGGGGAAAATTGGATTTTGTCGAATAGTTGCTAATATTTTGAAAACTCTAGAATATTCAATCATGTTTTTATTGTATTCTGAAATTTTACTATCAATAAATTCAACAATTTCTTCATATTGATAATATGTTAAATCATCTGTATATATTAAAAATGGCTCTAAATATCCAATAACTTCTACAATGGATAATTTTCCTTTAATATATTTTTTCATTAAGTTAAATAACATTTTCGTCTTTGGAACTATAGATGAAACATAATGTTTATACAATTCATATTTAGTCAATCCTCTAGTTTCTTCTTCTGGAATATTAATAACATAATTTCTAATTCCATTTGCAAATTCATTTTCATCAAATTCAAATTCATTATTTAACGATTCCACAAAAATATAATTTACATTCGTTTTTTTCTTTAGTAGCTCCCAATAATTCAAAAATGTCTCATTTAAATTCGCTTTAGTTAAAATGTCTGTTCCAGGTAAATTAATCTTTGAAAATCTGATGGTTGGTTCTGGAAGAGTCATGATGGATTTTAAACTCATTGTATCATTATCTGTAAGTTTGACTCTTATTGTATTCATTTTAGCAGAAGTAGAATCCGTTATATCTAGTTTTGTCTCTCCAAGATTGTATTTTGATATAACAAAACGACGGGTTCTTATCATATTATTCGCGAATACAGATGAATATAGCTCTTCCAAATTGTCAATAGCCACATTAATGTTTGTGTTAACCTGTTTTTCAATAAGTATACTAGAAGTGTTTTCGTCATCGACTAATTTAAAAGGAGTAAAATATGGCGCTAATTCAGAATATAATGCTGCATAATTATTACTTTCAAATGATAAAGTATTAGAATTATAATTCCCAATTATTTCTTTTATATCTTTAATATCTTTTGTTAAATCTAAATTTATTATGTCATTATTTTCGTCATCAATATTATTTACATCATATACTTTCTTTATATTTTTAACAACTGGTAAAATCCAATATAAGTTAGTGTTAAAGCTTTCTAACCAATTTTTAAGTGGTTTATGAGCAGCACCATATCTGATCATTGATTCTACATTACCGTATTTATCAAATTCAGAGAAAGATGTTCTTAACTGCTTAAATCTCTCTATCATGGTATGTATATTATTTAAAACTCTTGGGGTTCTTTGCGAATTTGGAACTGTAGAGAGAAGGTCGTCTAATAAATCACTTACTTGTTGTTCAATACTATATCTTTGTGATTTTAATGCTACATCGACAAAACGAACAATTGGCCCCAATTCTTCGTCACCGAAAACAATTTGGTCAGCTTTAATAATAATTTCTCTCAGTTGTTCTTTGACATCTTTTATTGGAACAGAAACTTGTATATGTTCTATACCAATCATTTTCTTTTCTTCTTCCAGATCAGGAATAGTTAATTCACCTACTTCCTGTTCAATTTCCTTAGGACTTTCTTCTGGAAGGATAGATTTTTCCAGGACAGGTTTTTCTCTAATTTCTATATTTTCAATCGGTAAATTTTCCGGTATTCCTTTATAGTCGAAATTTATGTATATTATATCTTTATCGGATGTTGTAACTTCAATCATATCTTCTTCTAAATTTGTTATTTCTCCAGTAATTATAACAGGAATATCTCCACCGAAATAAATATTTACCCATTTACCTGGTAAGAGTCTGTTTTGTCTAGCATAACTTGGTGTATCTGTTCTACTAAGTATTTCAATCTTTGTTATATTACCGTCACCTAAAATACCGTCTTCAGATATGTTAATTTTAATTCTATCTAATGTATCTGTATTAATTAAGTAAGTTTTTGACTTATCAATATAATCAATTATAAATGTTTGTTTATTTAAATTTTCATTAACTGGATTAGTAATTTGAATTATATCACCTAATTGAAGTTCCAATTCTATATCTTCTTTTTGAGGTTCTAAAGACATTGATCTATAATTATATTATATATTTTTTTTAAATTGATATAAAGTATTTAATTTCTATATTAACATTATAATGAATACTTTACTCAATCTAACTAATGTTGAAGGTGGATTGTATGAAAATGGCCTTAAAGTTTTAACTGCTGGGTCAACTGGCGGTTCATATGGCTATACAGGACCAACTGGATATACAGGACCTCAAGGTAGTCAAGGTCCTCAAGGTAGTCAAGGTCCTCAAGGTAGTCAAGGTCTTCAAGGTAGTCAAGGTCCTCAAGGTAATCAAGGACCTCAAGGTATTCAAGGACCTCAAGGTAGTCAAGGTCCTCAAGGTATTCAAGGACCTCAAGGTAGTCAAGGTCCTCAAGGTATTCAAGGTAATATAGGTCCAACTGGTGATACAGGTCCACAAGGTATTCAAGGTAATACAGGACCAACTGGATATACTGGTCCTACAGGTAATTTTGGAGGTTTTTTAACAGAAAGTATAATACCAATTGTGAATAATACATTGACTCTAGGTAACAGTTCAAGTTATTTTAAGGAAATATATGTAAATGAAATTTATACAGCAGTATCAACTATATATTTAGGTACTAGTGGTGCAACTATTTCCGCAGAAGGTTCGAGTGTTCTATTACCGATTGGTTCAACTATCGGAGGTGTCAATCCAGGAACTATAGTCATTAAAGGGGCTTTTAACAGTACGACAGATTTACCAACTAATGCTGTTGTCGGGGATGGATATATTATTGACCAATATTTCTGGGTTTGTATTCAAAATAATCCACAAAATATTAGTGGATGGCAAAATGTAGGTTTAATACAAGGTCCTCAAGGTATTCAAGGTGATACAGGTCCTCAAGGTATCCAAGGTGATACAGGACCTCAAGGAATTCAAGGTGAAACGGGACCCACTGGATTTACAGGACCAGCTGGTACTGCAAGTATGACAGGAGCGACAGGTCCAACCGGTCATACAGGACCTCAAGGTCTTCAAGGTATTCAAGGTCTTCAAGGTATTCAAGGTCTTCAAGGTATTCAAGGTATTCAAGGTATTCAAGGTCTTCAAGGTGACACAGGTTCTCAAGGTAATATAGGACCAACCGGATTCACGGGACCAGCTGGTACTGCAAGTATGACAGGAGCGACAGGTCCAACTGGTGAAATAGGTCCCACTGGATTTACAGGACCAGCTGGTACTGCAAGTATGACAGGAGCGACA